AATTTCGGTATCTTCTGCAAATTCATATCCTTCAAGTTCATTTAAATCAATTTCAATATCCATTGAACCTTCTTCTTGTGATTCACATTTTAAATGAATCATTTCATTTGTATTAGTAATTTGAATAACATCACCAAATGTAGCTAATTGGTCTACAATGGATTTGAATTTTTTTGAATTCATTGTTAGATTTAAATCATTATTAGATTCTGAAATATTTAGAGTTTCACTATCAATATCAATTGTAGGAACTTTAAAATATTTATTAAAGTCATCTTTTTTATTTTCTGAATTTTCTAGGTCTACTTCAAATATATCATCTTCTATTCTCAAACATATTGTTTGATTTTGTGATCTTGTATTTAATATTTTAAATAATATATTACTATTTATACCCACTACGTTATTTTCTTCGATATTGTATTCATCAAACCATGATGATGTAATATTTAGTTCAAAGACACTTACATGTGAACCATCCATTCCTTGTACATATAACTTATCTTCATCAAAACGTAAATTCACATTATGTGAGAATAGTTTTAAATGTTGAAAAATATGAACAAAAATATCGCATTTATTATCATCTTTTACAATAACCTTCATTTTAAATTTATATATGTTTTTCCGTGTGTTTTTTTATATTCAATTTTTTAAAATAACATACACTGTATATATTATTTTAAAAATATAATATAGTAATATATACTAATGGATTATTTCAATAAACCAATTGGAGAACAAATGGCTGCAAATCAAAATAATGAAAATAATCAACAGCCAACCCAACAAATCGACCCTAATCAACAAAATCAAGAAACAAAAGATAGTGGTTATGATATGCAAAATATAGCAACAACCGCCCAAAATACATTTAGTACTATAGGTGATGGTTTATCTGATATGAGAACATCATTAGATAATACTGTTAAGGATTTTTCTTCAAAAGATTTAGCCTCATCTGGTGAAGAATTTATAAATTCAAATAGTATTATTGCAAAATTTGTGTTTTTACTATTAGTTTTAATATTTTTTGTATTGTTGATGAATTTAGGAATTTATCTTATTGCTTATTTTTCTATTCCACTAAAAACACCATATTTAGTAAAAGGACGTTTACAGGGAAATATGCAAAAAATAATTCCCCAAGATCCTAAAAAAGATGGTTCAAAAATGGTTTATAGGTCTAATAATAAGAATGATGGTATAGAATTTACATGGTCTATATGGTTAAGACGTGGAGAAGTATCTATATCAAGTGATTCTCAATTAAAACAGTTTGAGCATGTCTTTAGTAAAGGTGTAAATTTATCAAATAATCCCGAAGAAGATATGGGTAATGGACCTGGTTTATATTTTTATAATCCACCTTCATCTACACCAACTGTTCCTTCTTCAATGCAAAACATACTTAAGGTATATATGGACACGATTACTGTTAATAGTGAAAACATGAATTATGAAGTAGCTACAGTTGATAATTTGCCATTTAAAAATTGGTTTCATGTCGCAATCAGAATGGAAAATAAGGTTATGGATATTTATATTAATGGTACAATTGCAAAAAGAGTAACATTTCAAGATGTTCCAAAACAAAATTATGGAGACGTATTTGTTTGTAACAACGGTGGATTTACCGGTGAATTATCTGATTTAAGATATTTTGATTATGGATTAGGTGTTTTTGAAATAATGAATATTGTGAACAGTGGTCCAAATCTAACATCAAGTGATGCAGGTAAAACAACATCATATGATTACTTATCAAATACATGGTATATGTAATTTTGAAGTATTTTTACTCACATACTATATATTATACTATATGAGTAGTAACGATTATAATACAAATGATTTAAGTGAAAATACAAATGAACAAATAAGGCAATATGAACCAGCTGGTTATTTACAACAAGACTTGGGGTGTGAAAATACACAAAATATTTTACTAGAGCAAAGAAGTCGATTTTTAAAATCTAGGAAAATACCTATACGTTTTGAACATATTTCACCTTATACTGGAAATACCGCATCTTATATATATAGTCAAGGTGAATCAAAAACGCCACTTTATACACAACAACAATTAGATATGAGACGAAAAGCAGAAATTTTACAGTATAATAAAAATTCATCTCAGAACAATAAATTAACTAGAGCGCAAAGATATGCAAAAATAGTAAGTGGTCCATTTCAACGCAAAACTCAATCTGTAGTTGATTCAAGTGGACAAGTTACAATATTTAATTTAACATCATGTGAAACAGATAAATATGTACCAACATCAACTACTAAATCAAATGTACCTGGTAAACCAATGATATTACATTACGACCCAAATGTACCATTGTATAATTATGGAGAAAATTTTAATAGTTCTCAATTGGATGAAGATGAGGAAGAAAAACCATGGAATATAGTAACATCAACAAATATTTTATTAGAAGATAATATAAGTAGTACTGTATTTTCTGTTTTTATTGGAAATATTGATAACGCGTTTACATTATATAATGTAATTATTCCAATATCTTTATTTATAGAAGGTAATGTAGATGATATACAGGATCAGGGACAAGAAACAATTCAAATAAATGCTATTGAATTAAAAATATTGTTTGGAAATTCTAACGTAAATGCATCATATGTTTCAAATATACAACAATTAACAGATATTCAAGTTCAATTTAATACAACAGCAACTAATTCTAGTACTAATTTTAAATTAACACAATATGTAGGTAATTTAAATATAAATGATTTGAGATTATCTACTCAATTTGGTTTTATTTATGATATTCAACTAAAAATAAATGTAAATACTAATACATTGTTAGGACAATATTCAAATATTGTGACAGGTGGATTTGCTAATATTTCATCTTCTGAATATACAACAAATCAAAATGTAAATATTGTTTATCCACAACCGGGTGATCTTTCTCAATTTTCATTATTTGATATTACTGATTAATTTGGCCTGTAATATTTGGATTTAAGCACATTTTTTGATTAGGAAAAACTTGTCCAGATATACATTTATCACTTTCACCTACTTCAATACACCCTCTTTTATTAGCATATTCACCAACTAAACACCAACCTGTTTTACCTGAAGAAATTGGTTTTTGAATAGGATTTTCCGTTGAGTCACTCATTGTAAATTGATTATCAGTTAATTGTATATTAAGAGCATTATCCAATTGTAATTTAGAATCAGAATTAATATTTGATTTACTTGCTTTAATCATTAAATCTCCAACATTTTGTACAGTTCCTTCAGCAATATCAATTGCCGCTTTCGTAGTATCTCCAACAACATCGGCTGATTTATTTAATAATGTACCGGTTGTATAACCAAGTAATGAAAGAATTTGTGATAAAAGTGGACCAAAAATATTAATGATCATTTTAATTAGATTGCTTAAAATATCTAGTAGATTTATTCCTAAAAAAGATAATAATAATAGTACAACTAGGACAATAATAATAACATTCTTAGTACTAAATGTATCGTTTCCAGGAATAAAATCATTGTTTTGAATATTCTGTTTATTTTCTGGTGAATTATCCATTATATATTTACATAAGATACTTTTTTTGTTCGTTTGTAGTAATGCTTTTTAATATTATTATAATAAAAAAGATGGTGTCTTTTAGTTTTTTAGAAACCTTATTCTTCTTAATTTTAGGAACAACATTTGTTTTGATATTGTTATTAATTTATCATTTTAAAAAAAGATTAACTGATATTGAATTTAGATGTGATAAATTATTTACAATGATGAAATGTTTAGCAGAAGAAATGCAAAATCAACCGAAAAATAATAGTGGTATTGATAATGATATTTATCCATTAAATATGAGTCCTCAACATATTACTGCATTTAAGAATGTAAACTTAAATGTAAAACTTCCAAATGAGATTGATGTATATGATATAATTGATAATGAAGAGGTTGATGACGAAGAAGGATATTCAGATGAGCATGAATCTGGTAATGAAGAATCTCACGATGAGTCTGGTAATGAAGAGTCCGGTAATGAAGAGTCTGATAATGAAGAGTCTGACGATGAGTCTGGTAATGAAGAATCTGATGATGATAGTGATAGTGATGAAATAAAAAAAGATTTGCTATCAAATGGTGACATTTTAGTAAAAAAGATTGAACAACCACAGCTTTCGGATTCAGAATCATTTAAAAAAATGACAGTTAATGAACTTAAAAATCTAGCAATTCAAAGAGATATTGATGTTTCAAATAAATTGAAAAAAAGTGACTTGATAGAACTTCTATCTAAATAAGATTAAATAATCAAAAATCAATATAGATTTAATTTATATTGATTGCATATGAAATATATTAGTTTTGATGTAGGTATTAAAAATATGGCTTATTGTGTTTTTGATTGTTCAGGTTCTCAAGAGTCACCACATATTGTTGATTGGAATATTTTAAATTTAATGGATAAGGAAGATGAATTTTTTTGTTCCGCACTCACAAAATCTGGTAAAATATGTAATAAGAAAGGAAAGTATAGTAAGGATAATGACATTTTTTGTCAAACACATGCTAAAAAATCGGGTTATTTATTTCCATGTTCTCCAAGTGTCTTCAGAAAACTTAAAAAGATTGAGTTATCCGCAATTGTTGAAAAATATATACCAGATAGAAAGAACGAATCTAGAGACATCCTACTGCAACTGATTATCGAATACTATGAAAAAAATTCGATGAAACAAATTAAGAAGGGAAAAAAGACAGCTAGTAATACGGATTTAATGACAATTGGTAAAAATATTAAAAGTCAATGCGATAACAAGGAAAGTATGAGAACATTGGATAATGTTATTATAGAAAATCAAATTTCTCCGATTGCAAATAGGATGAAAACTATACAAGGTATGTTAATGCAATATTTTATAATGTCTTATGAAAACATAAATATAGAAACTCTTTCATCAAGTGGAAAATTAAAAGGTTTTGAAAAAATGAATACAGATTTGTCTTCTGAATATAAACAACATAAGAAGGATGCAATATTTTATTGTAATAAATATTTAGAAAAGGATTTATACAAATCATGGACACATTTTTTTAGAGAACATAATAAAAAAGATGATCTAGCGGATTGTTTTTTACAAGGTATTTGGTATTTTAATAATAAATTAAATAAATAATATTTAACGCGTACTACTTAAACATAAATTTTCAATAGAATATAATATGGAAGCTTTTGATATTAGTGCTGATGTTGAACCAATAAACATTAGTTTAAATGGTGATAAACCAACAAATTTTGGTGGAGGTATTGAACTATTAATGAATGATAAAAATAAGAGCTCATCTACAATGAAGGTTGATTTAGGAGATTTGGATAAATTAGAAAATGATTTAAATGATTTATCGACTGTTCAATTGGATTCATCTAATTTTGACCCTTTACCTATTAAATTACAAACAGATCCACAGCCACAATTTAAACAAGAAATTCCAGATCCATTAAAAGTATCATTTGATAATGATTCAAAAGTAGGTTCATCTACAGTAGAAAGTGTTGGAAAAACAAATACATGGGATGGTTTTATGAAGTTTAATGAAGTGCCAGTTATGGACAAACCAATGAAATCATTGAGTGAACGAGAACAAAAACGTAAGAAACGCCAAATGTTGAAATCAATTGCTGAATGGGAATCTAAAGGATGGATTAAAGATAGTTCAAGATTATCAATAGATTCATCATATGAAGATGTTGAAGATGAATATGAAACAGCATTGGAAGATAAAAGAAAGAGAGATTCCGTTAAGATTCAGCAAAATTGGATGTTAACTATGATTAATACCATTGAATATGGTAATTCTATGTTTGACCCATTTGGTGTTTCATTGGATGGTTGGGGAGAAGCGGTTGGGGAAGATATTGATAGTTATAATGAGATTTTTGAAGAGTTACATGAAAAGTATAAAGGAGGAAAAATGAGCCCAGAATTAAGTTTATTGTTAAGATTAGGTTTTAGTGCAAGTGTTGTTCATTTTAGTAACAAGGCATTATCTAGTGCTGCACCTGGTTTTAATGATGTTATTAGACAATCACCTGAATTGATGAGAATGTTTACAAATGCTACAGTAGATTCAATGAAACAACAATCACCCGGAATGGCATTTGCTGAGGAATTGTTAAATACAAAACCGAATGGGTCTACTGGACCTCCTCCAGCACCAGTAGAAACAAGAGAACAAGCACCTCCAACACGTCCTGGTTCTATGATTTTCACTGAAGCACCAGGAAATCGTCCAGACCTAGCTGTTGGTAGAACAAGTAGTACAATGTTTAGAGAAGGAGGTATGGATATGAGTCAACAGTCAAGTGTAAATGAAAATAAATCAATGAGACCAGAAATGAGAGGACCAACTTCAGATATTGATGATATTTTATCAGGACTTAAATCAAAACCAGAAACAAAAAATATAGAATTAAATATACATGAAAATGTTAGAAAAGATGAAGATTCTATGATAAGTGTTTCAAGTTTAAAAGATTTGGATTCAAATTCAATGCCCAAAAAATCTAAAAAAAGAAATAAATCAGATAAGGTTGTTGTCAGTTTAGATATTTAAATGTTAAATATTAAATATATTTAGTAATTATATACTTAATATATGTCTTATACAAAAGAGGAAAAAAGTATTATAAATCTTATCGAAATTATTGATAAAGATTGTAAGGCAAATCCTGAATGGAAAACATTAGATAAGTGTTATAAAAAATTATCACTAATGTATCATCCTGATAAAAATCCAGGTAATACAGAGGCTGAAGAGAAATTCAAAACAATTAGTGAATTAAGAAATCTAAAAATAAAAGGAAAATATTTTGACGAATTTAGAAAATTAGATTTTAACGATGAATTTTATAATATTCTTCGTAATGATATACAACAAATTAAAGGTATGAGTATGGGTAGAGCTCCACAAAATGTACCTCGAGCTACTAAACCAGCAGCAAGAGCAACAAAACCATTTGTTAACGAAAGAGTAAATAAACAGGTTCAATGTAAAATGAACCATTTTATGAATGTTGTAATAGGTGTTGCTATTTTCGTATTAATTGGTTTTATTAGTGACAATATGCCAGATTTCAAAAAAGTATCAAAACCAAGAAAAATGAAAGAAGCACTAACTAAAAGAGGGGGTGGAAATATGGCTTTTCGTAAACTTTGGGTAACTATGTCATTTATATTCATAGCAGCTATAGCAAATTTTGGAGACGCACAAGGTTTTATGGAAACTACATCAAAACATATTAATCAAGTAACTATTGATAAAGAAAATGATTTTGGTGAATTTGGTTCTCTTTTTATAAATGGTGTAAATGAAATGAGTCCAGAATTATCTTCTTTAGTTCCAAATCAGACCCCTATAGGTGAGATTACTACACGTGATAGAAAAATTATAATTCCTAGTTATATTAAATGGCCAAGTGTTAGCTTGATAGATATTATGAATTATCTTGGTTTTACTTTCGGTACAATAGCTCTTTCTCCAAAAATGAAAAAAGCACTTGAAAAAATAGGACTAGATAGTGATATTGTTATTAAATATGATTGGAAAACTAAATTTAATGATCTAACAAAAGTAGTCGATACAATAAACGGATTTAATGAAAATATAGATATTACTAATAAAGGTATTGTAGAAAAACCAAAGGATGCTACTATAGAAGTTTCAGTAACAGGCATGATTAAATTTATTAGAGATATTGATAAAAGAAAGTGTCCTATAATGAAATTTGGAAATAATGGATATCCAACACCAAACCAATTTGATAAATTTATAATAGAAGTTGTAAGAGGTTCACCAGACCTGGAAGGGATTAAAATGAAAAATAGAATATTAGAATGTATATCTCTTGGATTTACAAAGAGAATAACACATGAAGTTATTAAAATCATTGATGAAATGGACAAGGTATATAAAAAGAATGAAACATCTACAGGTGTTAAAGAAATTGACGATTCGGACATATTAGAATATGAAAAAGGTGTAGAAGTTATGTTAGGTACTATCACTTCATTTAATACAATATCTTATTTCAACTCAGATATGGATAACTTACATTTTGATGACACTATAGTCGATGAAATTATTAAAAATGTTACCACTGAAACAAAAACTTTACCATATTTAATAAACAAGGTTGAGAATGGTGCTAAAATGTTTAAAAAAATGAATGAAGATATAGTAGATTTTGCAAGTGAAAGTATAACTGTATGGGCATTCGGTCTTGTAAAAGCAGTATTGGTAAGTTATCCAAGAAGTTTGATATTTGGTGATAATTTACCTAACTGGGTTGTTTTATTAATATCATGTGTATTTTACTTTTTCATAATAAATTATGTTATATTTAAAATTGGTCATTGTATGGCACTTACAACTGCATGTGTTTTAGACCCTGGGTCACTTACTGGTGAAAATGATAAAAGAAGACAGAATAATTTGGCAATTGAACAGGAAAAAACAGAAAGAGAACGTATTAAAAATGAGACTGAATTACAAAAAGAACGTATTAAAAGTGAAAGTGAAGTGGCTAGATTAGAATTTCATTCATCGAATCCTCAATTGACCGATATAAATAGAGAAGAACTTCTTCTCTTGACTAATTCTACAAGAAAAAATAAAAGTAAGAAGAAAAAAAAGAGCAATAGAAAAACACAAAAAAAGAAGAGAAATTCAAGTGGTTCAAGTGGTTCAAGTGGTTCAAGTGAGTCAAACACTTCTAAAAATAATTTGTAAATATAATGTAATTTTAACACATTATATTTATTATTCAAGTGTATTATTTACTTTCTTCATTTTTAATGTAACGTTCTCTAACTTGATTATAATGATCCCATAGTTCTGGATATTTTGCATCAATTGTCTGAATAAGTTCATCAGGTTTAAGAATTTTTTTATGTTTCAAAACCCATGATTTTTCTAGGATTAAATTTTTAGATTTTTCAATAACTATTCGTGCATGATCATTTGCCATTAATAGTAATTTATTTACTTCTTGGTCAATCAAATATTTTGATTGGTCGCTCATGTCAGGATAAATTTGTTGTTTACCCATACCATAATTCATAATCATATTTTTTGCTAAACCGAATGCCTGTTCTAAATCTTGTCTAGCTCCAGTAGTTACAGAATATCCAAATACAACTTCTTCTGCGATTCTACCAGCAAGTAACACCATTAAATGTGTAAATAATCCATTTTTTGTATAAATATTCGAGTCTTCATCTGCATTCTCAAATAGTGTGTAACCTGGTGTTTTTGGTGAAAGTAAATTTAACACAATTTTTGATAGTCTTGCGTGGTCATTAGATAAAAATCCAACAATTGCATGTCCCATTTCATGAACTACAATACGGTCAATGATATCGTCACTATATTTATTTTCTTTATTTTGCCATCCAGTAAATATTCTATTCAAAATATAATCGAGGTCATCTTTTTCAATAATTTCTCTTTCCTCGCGAAGAGCTTTCAACATAGCTTCGTTTAATAAATTTTCTACTTGTGCACATGAAAATCCAGAAGTCATATCGACTAGGTCATCCATAGATACAGATAAATCTATTGGTTTTCCATTAGAATGGATTTTTATTACAGATTCACGTGTTTCACTATCTGGATTTCCAAAATAAATATTTTTGTCCATTCTACCTGGTCTACGTAAAGCAGTATCTAATAAATCAGCACGATTTGTAGCTCCAATAACAAAAATTCCTTCTGAATCTTTAAATCCATCTAAACAAATTAGTAGTTGATTCAATGTTTGATCCTTTTCTGAATTAGATGAACCTTCGTCATTACTTCGTTGTCTACCAAGGGCATCAATTTCATCTATAAATATAATACATGGTACATTTTGTTCAGCTACTTGAAATAATTCACGAACACGACTTGCACCAACACCTACGTATTTTTCAGCGAATTCACTACCGGATACGGGTATAAATGAAATATTATATTCACCACAATATCCCTTTGCCAAAAGTGTTTTACCATTTCCAGGTGGACCTTCAAAAATAACGCCTTTTGGTGTACGTACATTGAATTTTTTATATTTACTATAATTTAATAGTATATCTGACATTTGATTAAGTTCATTTTTTATGTTATTGTATCCACCTACATCAGCAAATGTAAAATCAGAATTTCTAATAATTTGAAATTGACTATCTCCATTAGAACCTCCTGTATTCATTTCTGGTATTTGTTGATTTGAAATAATAATTCGTGGTCCAATGTTTTGTTTATATCTGAACACACCAGTAGAATCAATGTAACCATCTGGATTCTTAGCACGATTATTTTCTTTTTTATCATAATTATCATCTTGTCTTTCAAATTCTTCTTCTGCTCTTTCATCATCTTCTATTTGTTTTCTATATTTATCTACAAATTCCCTAGTAAATTCTTGCTCTAATATATTTTCCTCTTTCTCCGTTTCTTCTATTTGATGTTTATAATTTTCTAAAAATTCCTGGTTTATTTCTTCCAATATCTGTGTAATATTTACTGAACCATCGTTACTTTGATTTTTTCCACTAAGTCTATATTTAATATAAATTTGATTTCTCATTGGATTATATCTACTATTTTTTAAATAAAACATACGTTCTAACTCATGTAAATTCTTTTTGTCCAAATGTTCATGATTATTAAAATTTTTACGCATATTAAAGTTGTAACAACTACATGTATGAAAGAATAATGTTATAAATATAATCCAAATCATATTTCTATACTATACTTAATTGGTATCTTTATATATTTGTTTATTTTGATATTTTTTAAAATATTATTTTTAATAATATAAACATAAATGACCTGAATATATTAATGGAATTCATACTATCATTCTTAGTAAAAATATTTTACAATATTTTGTACATTTTCACATTTTTTCAACAGTATTTCAATAAATATACACAACAAATTTATTTATCAAATGAAAATGTCAAATATATAGTTGATGATATTAATGAACTATCAATAGTTATATACTATTATTTTGCAAATCATAAAAGAGAAAAAAATGGTGATTGGTCTGCAGTATTTCATAATGAAAAAAATAATTTAACTCAATGTTACACGGATATACATGAAATAGATAAAATTGTTAATTGTCAAGACAAAAATGATATATTCATATTAAAAATAGATGGTATATATGTTTTTAGAATATTAAATGAAAATTATGAGACTCCTGAAAATTTACAAAAAAACGCAACGAAAACAAAAAAACATTTATGTACAGTCCAATATACTCATCCCAATATGAAAGAAACAATAACTATTAATATTACAGATGAAATGTATAGAGACAATAATGAAATATTATCATCTACATTTATTTTATGGTATTTAGAACATCAACCATTCTATTATGTATTTGATGATAATTACATTTTAAAAATAATGGATGGAGACATTAATTATATTGAATTAAATAATACTGAATATATTAAAATTACATCAAATGAATATAAGGTGTTAAAAAATAATTTTGAATAATTGCAAAAATATATAAAGAATTTTTTACATGTTTACATACAGGGGTATTAAATGAATAATTCCACATCGCCTAAGTTGTTAAATGGTAAATGGGATTTATATTATCATTTACCAACTAATTCAAATTGGGATTTATCAAGCTATAAAACAATAATGAAAGACATTTCTACAGTTGAAGAGGTTGTTTCATTGAATGAAAAAATAGATGAAAATATTGTGAAAAATTCTATGTTATTTTTAATGCGTTCTGGTATAACCCCTCTATGGGAAGACCCACAAAATTGTAACGGTGGGTGTTTCTCATTTAAAGTAGTAAATAAGCATGTATATTCTATTTGGAAGGCTTTGTTTTATTCAGTATGTGGTGAATCATTATGTTTAGATATTAAAAACACTAATAATATTAATGGTATTACCATATCCCCTAAAAGACATTTTTGTATAATAAAAATATGGTTTAATTGTTGTGATTTTCAAGATCCAAATATATTGATTAATATTGAGGGATTACAAAAACATGGCTGTTTATTCAAAAAACATGAGCCTGAATTTTAAAAAATAAATATTATTAAACTTTAAAAACCTAGTTAGCTCAGTCGGTAGAGCGCCAGCCTTTTAAGCTGGTGGTCGTGGGTTCGAGCCCCACATTGGGTAAAAAATAATATTATAGTATATAATGCAAACTTGTGCATCATGTACTGATTTTGATATTAACGGTGTTGTCAAAAGTAATAAATCTTTAGACCCAACATGGTTACATAACATAAATTATGTTGAAAAATTTATTGATTCAGTTAATAATTTTACAATATCTCATCCCAAAAAATATGATACTATTGTTACAGTCAACGTAGGAAAATCTTTAGCAAATCGTAAGTTGTTATATTGGGCATCTAGTAAAAAAAAATCATATACACCTTTAATTACTGATGCTAAAACCGCTTATAATAGATTTGAAAATCACGGAGTAGCTCTAGTTAATGAAAATGGCGATGTAACTTTTAAAATAGAAACTCCACAAATATATTCAGTTATTCCAAAGGGTAAACGCAGTAGTGATACTTTCTTTAGACATATGCATTTTGTAGCTGCTAATAAAAATAATAATTTATGGTTACAACAAATATATACGAAAATAGTTAAATGTCAATATGACTTCAAAGAAGCTATGAAACATTTAAAAAATGAAACAACAATATTCATTAATGCTTTACCTCATGAGTACTTTGCAAAAGACCATATTGAAAAATCTTATAATCTTCCAGTAAATAAAATTAAATCAATGTCATCTGAAGATTTAAAACAATGGTTTACTGAAGTAATCAATATTCATTATCCAAAACTTAAAAAGTATATACAAAGTGGAAAACTTAGATTATACGAAGTACCAATAATTACATATTGTGCTCATAGTAAATGTAATGCGTCAGATTTGGCTTTAACTGAATTAATGAAAAATGGATTTGTTAACGTTAGTGAATACAATGGCGGAATGCTTGAATATAGGAAGAACATAAAACATTAATGTAAAGTAAATAAAAAGAATAATGCTTACATACATAATGGGTCGTTTAGAGGAATGGAAAGCTGACCTAATAATTGGTGGTGCAGCTATATCAACAATAATTTTATTTTATTTAATTATTGCATGTGTAGTAAAAATTAAAAGAAAAAATTCCATAATAACTGAAAAATTAAATAGTGAATTTGATAATAATCTTAATGTTAGAAATAATGTGATAAATCCAATGTATAATGATGATGTTAATGTTTAATTAGTTACATATAAATTTTAAATTTCTATGTATAAAATATGTATGACTATGTTATTGTTGGAGGAGGTATATCAGGTCTATATATGTACATGAATCTTTTACAAAAAACATCAAATATATGCTTATTAGAAAAAAATGATTATTTTGGAGGTAGAATTAAACAATGTAATGATAAAATATCAGGAAAAAATATTTCTTTTCCTGAAGGAGCTGCTAGATTTAATATTAATCATAAAAAAGTTATAAAATTATTAAAGCAATTTAATTTATTCGACTCAAAAACGACACCTAATGTAAGTTCAGATATTGATTTTATTGATACAGAAAATGAATTTTCAAATAAATTTAATGGTGAAAACGGTTTCAAATATATTAATAAAATATTGGAAAAATATCATAAATATGATAAGAAAGAATTACAAAATATGACATTTCAAGAATTATCTCAAAAAATATTAAAAAAAACAGAATTAGAATTCATGTTGAAATCAAGTGGATATACAGGTCAACTTAGAAATATGAATTCATATGATGCTATACAGTTATTTGATAAAGGTATTCGAAGTGATATGAAATATTATGTTGGTGCTTTTCCAAAATTAATTGATAATTTATTGTTATATTTAAATAAACATAATGCAAATCTTAGATTAAAAGTTAATGTAATAGATATAATTAATAAAGATGAAACATATGATATTCACATTAAAGATAAAATTATTCATAGTAGAAATGTCATATGCTGTACACCCAAGTTTTCCTTATTAGAATTTACATGTATGTCACCAATAAAAGAATTATTAGAAAAATCAGTAACATGTAAACCATTATGTAGAGTGTATGCAGTATTTGACGATAATGATATTTGGTTTGAAGATTTAAAAAAAAAAGTTGTAGTGAACAATCAATTGAGATATATAATACCAGTTGATGTAAAAAAGGGATTGATAATGATTTCATATACGGATGATATTTATACAAAATATTGGAATAAAATCAAAAATAATCAAGCAAAATTAAAAAACACTGTTGTTAAATTAGTAAATAAAACTTTTGATATTAATATTAATGAACCTAGAAAGGTATATGTATGTCATTGGGATTGTGGTGTAGCATATTGGAATAAAAAAGTCGATAGTATTTCTGTATCAAATCAAATTACAAATCCAATTGATAATTTATTTGTTTGTGGAGAGAATTATAGTAGAACTCAGAGTTGGGTAGAAGGAGCTTTGGAATCATGTGATAGATGTTTAAAAGTATGTATATAAAAAGTTGATTAATTATATTAATAATATAATGGGAAATTTCTCATCAATTGTAGACATGGATATAACAACATTTTCAAATCGCAAGACAGGTTATATTGAAGATAAATGTCATGAAATTACTAAACTTCACTCAGAAAATGATGATGAAGTTATAGATATGGTTTTCAAATTATTTGGAGAATTTACAGAAAAGTATACACTAGATAATATACAAAATAATGATCTAATCAATTTTAGAAAAGACGGTAAAATCTTGTTTTCACTACTTTACAAGGTTTTAAATAGTGATGAATTACGAGAAGAAATGAAAAACTATGATGACATGAATCATGATGAAATAAATGAATATGAAAATTTTATAATTAACCTTGAATATATAATAAATAATATCGATACAGTTGACTTAATTAATGAAGCGAAATTGTTCAAAATATCATGCAATATATGTAAAGATTATTTAAATAAAAAAATAAATGATATGAATTCATTAAAAAATTCATTAGATGAATTAAATAACTCATTAAAAAAACTTCAAAATCATTTGGAATTATCAATAAATTAATTATTATTCGGAACATTAAGATAGAGAGGAAGATCAAATGTATATGTCTGTGTTTGTGCAGAATTTCCAGAAATATCATTAGTTCTATATTCAGTTACATTTTCTCTTAAATCATATCTGCATACTGGGCATTGGGTATTGGTTTCAAACCATCTTAATATCGAATTTCTTTTAAAAAAATGACCACAACGAATAATTTCACATACATTTTCATTTTCTTCAAAATCTATATGACTTATTGGACATCTAGTTTCATTCATAGAAGCATCGTATTGAATAGTTCGTGTTTTTGTATTTATTTCATTTTGAGTTAAACCTAAAAATGATTCATCATTTCTATTAACAAAATTAGCTAGTGTTGGACTAGATAAAAAATAATTCATTAATTCACTTTCAAAACGATTTGAAAAGGTTGTTTCTTGTCTTGGTCTTAAATATGTGTTTCTATTTGTATTTACGAAAGGTGTTCTTACATATGGGTTATATCTTGTGTTTCTTGAATACGATTCATTATTTGAATTTGGTTCTACATTATTAGATAAATTTATATATTGTGTTATAATTTTATTATATTCATGCATATTATAATTATATTGATTATAATTATCTTGATAATCTGATATAACTCTTCTTAATTCACTTAATGTTTCACGTCTATCTTCATTAGACATATATAAATATAAAGATTTATTTTTTATATAATAAAATATGAATAGTTCTAATGAAAAAAATGGATATAGTGGATTATCGAATTTAGGTAATACATGTTTTATGAATTCCTGTTTACAAATATTAAGTCATACATATGAAATACACCCTATATTATTTGAAAAATATGTATTAAAATATAAAAAAAATATTATAGAATCAACATTGTTTTGTGAGTTAAGAGAACTTCTCGAAATAATGTGGAAGTCAAACTGTATTATTTCTCCTAATCGTTTTTTAATGGTTTTATTCAATGTTGCAAAGAAAAAAGACAGAGATATATTTACTGGATATAGTCAAAATGATATGCCTGAATTTTTACTTTTCTTACTGGATTGTATACATAATAGTATATATAGACCTGTAACATCAACTATAACTGGTACAGTTGAAAATAAAGTAGATAAGATTGCAGTCAATTGTTATAATATGATTAAAAAATCATATGAAAAAGAATATTCAGAAATAATGGAATTATTTTATGGTATTTATGTTTCTGAAATTAAGTCCATGGACGGTAATACAAATTCGTTAAAACCCGAACATTACTTAATGCTAGACTTACCAATTTCTATGAAAGACAATAATATATATGATTGTTTTGATAATTTTGTAAGTGAAGAAATATTAACAGGTGATAATGCTTGGTACAATGAAAATACAAAAAAGAAAGAAGACGCTAAGAAAAGATATTTATTCTGGAGTTTTCCAAAAATATTAATTATTGTTTTAAAAAGATTCACTGGTGATGGTAAAAAAAAAATTAAAAAAATTATTGATTTTCCAATAAATAATTTAAATCTTTCAAAATACGTAATAGGTTATAATTCTAGTTCATATATTTATGATTTATATGGCGTTTCGAATCATACAGGAGGACTTGAGGGGGGTCATTACACAGCATTTGTAAAAACAACAAATAATCAATGGGTACATTTTAATGATACTAGTTTGTCAAAAATTAAAGAATCCGAAATAATTACTCCTATGTCATACTGTTTATTCTATCGTAAAAAAAATAACTTAATATAATATATTATGTCAGAATCAAATGATGAAAATACTACAACTGAAAATGTTAATACTACAACTGAAAATGTTAATAATGCTGAAGATACATTAAATGTTATTTTTAGCGAAACAAACGTAACTATTGTATTATGGTTTTTAGCGATTTATATTGTAATAACTGTAGCTTTAGGTATTTTTGATGGTTCAAGAGATATTAATCAACTATCAACAACTGTTAAAACAATCGATTTTGGAATTGTGTTAGTAGTAGTTGGTTATTGTTTATATTCTTATTATTCCCTTTCAAAAGACGAACGAAATGAAATATCAAGTGTTTCCACAAGTGAGTTGAAGAATTTTTTAAATAACGGTTATTCAATTGTATATACAGGTATTTTTCTTGCAGTTTTATACGGAATATCATATTTAATGAAATTACCAATGACAACAAGTGAAATGCCTAGTTCTTTAGGATTTTTAATAAATGCAGGATTTACTGTATTGATACTTTTAATTATCATTGCAGCTTTAACTAATATTGCTGATATTCCAATTGTTGATTTAATATATGAAGGTATTGCGTCTCTATTTTCAACAACAAAGGAGGTTGTCCAGGAAGATGGAGAAATAATGCCAATTGTTAAAGATGAAGTGTTTAATGTGTCTAATAATCTTTATACATACGAAGAAGCTCCTTATGTTTGTAAAGCTTTAGGTGCTACATTGGCAGACTATGACCAAATTGAACAAGCTTATAATAATGGTGCTGAATGGTGCAATTATGGATGGTCAAAAGACCAATTAGCTTTATTTCCAACACAAAAAAATACATGGAAAAAATTACATGAAAGTACCGAAGCACAATCATGCGATAAAGATGCAGCAAAATATAAAAATATGTGCGGTCGTCCTGGTATAAATGGTGGATACATTATGAATCCTAATGTGAAATTCGGAGTCAACTGTTATGGTATCAAACCTAAAGCAGAACAATCTGATTTAGATATGATGAATGCGAATAAAGATAAGGTTTTACCTAAGTCTCGTCATCAAATGCAAACTGATAGAAAAATGGAATTCTGGAAAGAAAATTCTGACAAACTATTAACAATTAATTCTTTTAATAGTGATTCTTGGTCACGATTTTAGATTTATTTAAATAATCATAACGCATATGATAACACACACCACAATGGTCTTCATTTGTCATATCCGCTCTTTTAAATTGAGTTGTAGTATCATTATGTAATTTCCATCTTCCTAGAACTACAGGTTTATTAGACAAATCAATTCGTTGTGAAATATTTTTGAATATTTTTTTAACTATTTGCATTATAATAATATATATATAATTATATTTATATTATTTGTTTCAATTTTTACAGTTGTAGTATTTAATGTATTTTAATTTTCTTTTTACTTTTATTTTTTACAGGTTTTATTCGTTTTTTACTTTTTTGTATTTTTTTATCATGAATTTGAATTGAATCTACTACATTTTTAAATCTATTATCATCAATTGTATCATCATCGTCATTTAATCCAAAGTCATCATCTGTTACATCTAGAATTTCATCATCTGTAAAATAATTAATATTATAATGTTTTGGTTTTGGAGGTATTTTTTTATGTCCATACCAAAAAGGGGCAGATAAATCTTCAAATCTTCCTAAACCTTTACAATTAGATAATGATTCATCATTATAAACAGCATGTTTAATTGGATAATTATAACATATACCATTTTCACAAACTGTTGAAGATTGAATTGTTTCTATAAATGAAGGTTTATATGTAATGGTGTTCATATATAAGTTCAGTATAAATTATATTTATTATACTTAATAATTATTTATTTTTTGAATAAACATTTCTGCGAATATCTATTGAACTTTTTACCTCTCTATTATCCTTTAAATATTTAATAATATATTCAACTTGTTCTTCATTATGTATTATTTTTTTCAAACATTCTTCTATGTATGAAAAAGTTAATGGACTATAATCATTTTTTTCATAACATTTTAAATAACCATCACTAATTTCTATACGTTTATCATTTATAGTATTGTTAGTCATATAATTATTAATATTAGATGTCGCGTTTGATTTTTCATCACGTAATGTTTTTAATTTTTCATTAATATGTTTGATTTGCGTATCAATAATAACCCATTTTTTAACATTATCTATAAATTTTTCTTTGTCCATTATTATTGTACTCTTTTTATATTTATGTTTTTATTTTTTTAATTAATTTTGATTAATTAAAAAGTAATTTACTTACGGTATCTACGAGAAGAACGTTTTTTATTTTTAGAACTCTTGGTTCTCAAAGTCTTCTTTTTACCAATATATGTGTTAGCAGCTAACAGTAATACTGGAGCTGCAATATCAGTCAATATACCAGAACCTCCCTTTCTAGAAGTTCTTCTCCTAGTTCTGTTTTGTTTTTTACCAGCCATTATATAATACGCAAATATTTTTATTTATTACTAAATTTCTCTTATTTTAACATAATAGAAAATTTTCAATAAATAGTACATAATAAATATTATTATAGAAATAAACAAAATATGGTATAGACAAATTATCCATATGTAAAAATATAATTCATTATATAAGTATTCTACAATAGGGTGTATTATATGCTTTTTTAAATCATCTCTTTTAAATAATTCCATACATGTTTTTTGTAGTCTATCCATTTATTAAATAATACCAAATTAATTTTTATTAATATACGCGTAATATTGCGATAAGAAATATATAATGACATGATAAATGGATACGTTAAATTCACCTAGTGACGATTTTAATTTTAACAACTTAAAATTAACAACTCCTATTAGTCTAAATAATGGAAACCACTTTATTAAATACTATTTAAATGATGGACCGCTATATATACAACCACCTAAATGCAGTATAAAACAGGGTATTGTAAAGGCAACAAAAAAATTATATTTTGATTTAATGTTTACTAATGAAAATGATGAATTCATTCGATGGTTAGAAAATTTAGAAATATATAGTCGTAAATTTATATTTGAGAACAGGGATAAATGGTTTGAAACTGAATTGGATGAAAATGATATTGAAAATTCTTTTACATCTCCATTAAAAACTTTTAGGTCAGGTAAATTTTATATTTTGCGAGTATCTATACCAACATATTTAGGTAAAACAAATATTAAGATATATGATGAGAAAGAAAATGTATTAGATTTAGAAAATATTACAGAGAATGATAATGTTGTTAGTGCATTGGAAATTTTAGGTATAAAGTGTTCACCACGTAGTTTTCAAATAGAAATTGAATTAAAACAATTATTAAAACTACAAAAAAACAATATTTTCGAAAAATGCATTCTAGGTAAACCACATTTAAGTAATTTAGAAATAAAATCAGAGAAGATAGATAATGAAATAATAACAGAAAATCAATCTGTAGATAGAGATTCAAATGAATTAAAAAATGAAAATAATGATGAATCTATTCAAGAAAGTCAAGAAGATACATCTGAGGTTATAACTAATTTAGAATCAGATAATGTAAGTGATATTGATTTAGAAATAGATAACGATGAAAATTATGAAAATTATGAAAATTATGAAAATGATGAGAATACTCAAAATAATATTTTGATTGAGAAAGAGATTGATAACAATAATGAATTAAAAGAAGTTGATATAAATTTAGAAGAAATTGAATCCGATGAAAAAAATAATGAATCAAACTTACCAATTGAAGTTGATATACCTTTAGAAAAAATAGTAACAGACCCAATATCTTTAAGAAAAAGAAATGAAATATATTATGAATTGTATAGAGATGCCTTAAATAAAGCAAAAGAAGCAAAAGATTTAGCATTAACAAGGTTTTTAGAAGCGAAAGAAATTAAAAATAAATATATGCTGAATGATATAGATAGTGATTTAGAGGATGAATCTATTGAATTATTGGAAGAATGATTTTAGCAATTAATTGTATTATATGAAAATAATTTTATCCACCGATTATATATTAGCGATGAGTCTTTCTGTTACAAAGATGTTAAAATCTATCAAAACCAAACATATAGTTATGGTACTTTTGGCTTTAGTAGTTTTATATTTACTATACGCATACGGTAGTTTGAAGTTCCTTAAAATGGATACATTAGATGGTTCTCAACCACAAGAAGAAGAAGCTGCTGTACCTGAAGTTACAGCCGAATCACCCGTTGAAACTGGCTATGCGAAACAAGCCACTGCTACTGCTTCTGATTTAATGCCATTATCTACTTCTGATAAGTTCAGCAATGACCTTACAGTTGGATTAGAACAAAATGTATCCAGTGGTATGTTAACTGCTGGTCAAATGATTGGTACAGTTTCCCAAGTTAATAAAAATCCTAATTTACAAGTTCGTTCTGAGGACGCAAACCCAATGGTAGAAACTGGTCCATGGAATAAGAGCTCTATTGTTCCAGATACATCAAAGCGAACATTTGAAATTAATTAAGTATCATGTTGATTTTATATTATTAATATAAAATAAGCAATTAGTATATATGGAAAAAGTGGATATTTTAGGTTATATTATAATTATATTTGTAGTTGTAGTGTGTGGAATAATGTATTTTGACACTGATAGTTTTCATTTAAAATGTATAGTATCAACCGTTGATGGTAATAAATATTGTGTAAGAGAACGAGCAAAACTACAGGAAGCCGCGGATTTATTAGCCAGAGTAACAGAAAAATGTAAAAAATTAGTAGATTATATGGAAAAAACACATTCGGAAAAAGAAAACGTACAAAGATTAATTAAAGGTTATAATCCTCAAAAAATAATGGAAACTTTACCTACAAGTGAATATACAGCATATAGTGAAAATAAAGGTGAAAAACTTGCGTTCTGTTTGAATCGTGAAAAAAATGATTCAGATAATTTAATTGATGAACATACTTTAATGTTTGTAACTATTCATGAACTCTCGCATATTATGACAAAATCTATTGGTCATAAACAGGAGTTTTGGGATAACTTTAAATTTTTGTTAGAAAATGCAAAAGATGCAGGTATTCATAATCCAGAAGATTATAAAACAGCACCAAAGAAGTATTGTGGTATGAAAATACAAGATAATCCATATTTTGATGTTAAATAAATGAGAAAAATATAGTCATATTTAGTATATGAGTACATTTGAAGTTTACATTCTTGATAAGAAAAAGGAAGAAAAATTATCGATAGATTCTTTGTATATAGATGATACATTACATACTATTAAAAATAAGATTTGTATTGCATTAAATGAAAATGGTAGGTCAGTTGCATATGAAGAATTATATTTATTTACAAAAAATGAAATATTTCTTAATAAAAAGGATTTATATTTATCACTTACTGATGACAACGAGACAATTTCTTTAGAAACAATGAATAATTTTCTTATTAATATAGACAATATAGATGTAAATAAAAAAGATTTTTATAAATATGAAGATATCATTGCGTTACCTAATTTTCTTTATACAAACGTGCCTTTAGGGTATACTCATAAAGGTAAAACTGAATATAGATTTTGCGTAAATCCATTTGATTGTAAAAATAGTATTGATAATAATTACTTTATGAATGATAACTCTGTATTCTTAAATTTTTCTTCTGCAAAAATAATTTATATATGTTTGGCTGAAAATGTTATTGATAATACAAAAGATACTTTAACTGATTACATAATAAAAACATATTATCCACTTCTTGTTAAAAATGATCTACATAATAACTCTGAACTACAACGTAATCGACAAAATTTAATACAAAATAATAAAAAGGTTCTCAATAAGGATTTATTAATATTGTATGACACTGTTAAACTTTTTTATGATGTATATGATAAAACAAAGTATATTGATTTTGACTACAAGTCTAGGGGTATAAAATCATTTTCAGTGAGAATTAAAAATACAAATGATACAATTGTTTCATTAACAACTATATTTAAAAATATTCATTCTACAAAGGATATACCTTTCATTAAATTTAATCCGGGTATGAAAAGAGATGCAATATATAGAATGTATAGTGACAAAATATCTGTTTCTGGAAAAAAAATACCATATTTGTTAAAGTCTGAAATATTAAAATTATCGAAAGAAATAGGTAAAAATGAATGTGTTTCAATGGTAATAAAACATGATTACCAAAATGAATTACTTGTTGTACTATTAAACGTATTTAGAAATGGTGATATTATAGTAGATTGTGACTTTCAGAATATCATTTCTTGTGAAATAAATCATACAGAAAAAATTGAGAACATAATGAATGAATGTATAAATCCTGTAATTTCATCAATAAATGAGAACTTGGAAGTGACTGGTTATAAACTTAATAAGTTTACAAATTTTAAGTCGAAGTCAATTATAATAGACAAACTTCAATATAATGTGTCTGTCAGATTAAATAAAAATGAGAACATTAAGAAAATAAGTAAAATATTATCATCTATGTTCTCATTTAAACCATCCGATATTTCCAATGACACATCAAATATGTATTTCAAACGTGTTGAAAATTATAGAGAAATGGACCCTAAGGAAGAATTTATAATTAATAAAATGAAAACAATCGATAATATGAATGCTATAATAGATTTATTTGTAAAGGAATTTAAGGTTTCACAAATAGATGCGGTAACACAAGTTATGAAAATTAAAGAAGAGAAAGAGCGTGATGTAATTAGTCGAAAAATAGTAGATAACTCAGGATTTCCTGTATCGTTGAATTTTAATAAACATCAAAAAAATTTGGAATTATATGTTAAAAATATTAACTCGTTTGATTATATTAATCTCATTGATATTTATTTTCACAGTATCTTAATTTTAACACAAAAAAATGATTTGGATGAAATAAGTGAAGTAATTGCAGATGTTGATGAAATATCTAAAAAGGAAATTAATTTTAAAAAAATAGAAGAAATTGCAAAACCAGAAGCAGAAATATTAGAAACTAAACTGAAAGACAATGAAGATGAAAATGAGGATGAAGATGATGATATGTTTGATGAATTTGATATGTATGATAATGAAGATGATTATGATGAAGAAGAAGAAGAAATTATGGGAGGAGAAGGTGAAATTTTCAGTGAAAATGATGATGATAATGATGTAGGTGGATTAAAATTAAATAATCCCAACCCATTTCAGAAACGTATACAAGAGCGTGATCCAAAACTTATTTTAACTGAACAAGTTGGAAAGTTCAATCAATATTCGAGAACATGTGCATGGCAACAACGTATACAACCTGTAGTATTAGATGATGACGAAAAAGATAAGATTGATGAACGCGATAAAAGACTTAACCAAAAATCATATACAACTGCCATTCAATACGGTTCTGACTCGGATAAACAATATTGGTATATATGTCCTCGTTACTGGTCACTTAAACATAATAAGAGTTTATCACAGACAGATGTAGATAAATTATTGAAAAAATATCCCAAAGCTATGATACCTAAAAAAGAAAATGTTGTTCCAAAAGACTCATTTATTTTCGAATTTAATTTACCACTTCGTCATGAAAAGGAGGTGAATGGTAAAAAACAATACAAAGAACATCATCCTACATTGATTTGGAAAAAACATCCTGATAACTTAGGTATACCTTGTTGTGCATTAAAGGAATATAAAGAAGAAAAAATACAAAAAAATAATGATGATAAAACAGATAAAATTAATACATATGTTGTAGACGCAAATAAATATCCTATTGATATAAATCGAATGGGGTTTTTACCACTAGTATTAGAAGAATTTTTCATTACAAATAGTAAATTATCACTTTCTAATAAACCAAATATAATTAAACAAAATTCTCCATGTTTTATAAGATATGGTGTTGAACAGAATATGAATCAGTCGATTATTGGCTGTTTTGCTGATATTTATAGTTTTGTTCACAATAAAAAGAAAAGTAAAATTCCAAATATTAAACAAATGCGTAATACATTAATAGAAGCAATCACAATTGATAATTTTATAAAGTATCAAAATGGTTCATTGGTATCAATATTTCGTCCAAGTGAAATACATGTCACTAACGAACAAATGGAAAAAATAAAGAAAAACAAATCAATGTTTTATGATAAGATTGACCAAGAAAGCAGAAGAGAGGTTACATTTTTAAAGGAAACTATTGCGTGTTATTTTAATTTTTTAAAATTTTTAGAAGATGATAATTCAATAATTGATCATAAATATATGTGGAGTATTTTTTCAGAACCTAATTCAAAATTAATACCAAATGGATTAAATATGGTAATATTAAATATGTCGGATCTTGAAAATACACTTGAAATTTTATGTCCAACAAATCCATATCAAACAAATATCTTTGACCCTAATAAAGATACATGGTTTTTATTAAAGCATGATGATTATTATGAACCTATTTATTTATATGAACAAAAGGGTGATAAACCTCATTTCGAACGGTTATTTTCTAAACTGACATCACCTATTACACCAGTTGACAAAAGTCTACATTTTGTGTTTAATCAAGTATATAATAAATATGAAAAATTCTGTAGACCAAAGAAAAGTTTACCATATAATTATAATTATGATACACCAAAATCGAATGTTGAAATAAAAAAAATATGTGATTCAAATGATATTAAAGTAGATAAAGAAGTTATGAATTATCAGTCAAAGATTGTTGGATTAATGATATACATTGATGGCGGGAGTTGTTTCATTCCTTGTTTACCTTCAAATACAGATGATTATAATATTGTTTCAATTGAAGATCCTACTTTATGGGAAACATTTGAAAATACAATTACTAGATTATCAAAAGTAAATATAAATACAAAAAATAAAATAAAATGTTTACCAATTAAAATGGTATCAAATGACGGTAATATAATTGGAGTTATTACACAGACAAATCAATATATACGTGTAAGTGATAATATTCAAAATGACGAGGCTTTAAATATAGCAAATAAATTAAATATACCATTAGAAATCGATAATAGTAATGATTATTTACAGGCTGATGTAGATATATCGATACTGTCAGAAGATAAAAATAGAGTTAAAACAATAAGAAAAGTCATATTAGAAAGTCAGTATTATAGCATGTTTCGTACAACAGTTAGAATATTATTAGATGAAATAGAAAATATTAATGTAAAACGAAATATTAAAAAAATAGTTGAATCATCTAAAAATTATGAAGAGAAAGTTAAAAGTATATATAATGAATTATTAAAATTAGCTAATTCTTACATTAAATTTGAAAAGGATTACAAAGGTGTAAAAGATTTAAATACAATAACAACTTGTTTTATGAACTGTGAAAATAAACCGTCATGTATAAAAGAAGGAGAATCATGTATGTTGCGTATACCACATAATAATTTACACAATAATAATCTAGTAAATGATATTTTATATTATACAAGATTAGCAGATGAGTTAGTTCGTTTTATACATATTCGTAATTATTTACTTGAAGATAATTATTATTTAAACATGAATAGTATGAAATATAAAATTAATAAAGATGAAATATTAATAGTTGATAGTTTCATGAAAAGTGATTATTTCAATGAACTCATTGTATTTGATAATAAACATTCTCAAAATATAACATTTGAAATTGCACAACCTGAAAAATCTGAAAAATATATTAATAAAGACACACTATAATTAGTTAATATACAATAAAAAATTATTGCATATTATAATTCTATTTAAAATCCCATGTCATAATCATCATCAAAGTCTTCTGTAGTTTCATTACATGCTATATTAGTGATATTATTTTTAATAATTAGATTTTCTTCTGAACATTTTCCTAATTCTTGATGAGACGCTAATACATTTTCCACATCATATTTTTCTTGAATAGATGCTTCTGATAATTTACTCATTTCATCCATGTCCAATACAATATTAAATGCACCAGTACCATAATTACCATATTGACCACACATTACACTTGATGATACTCCACGCATATGATCTAATTGTGCATGTCTTGCTGCTCCAAGTAAGACATCTGTATGAACTTCAAATGTAGCTTTTGCAATTGGACCAATATCATCATTCAATAATCCAGAACGGAAAATCGGTATCATATCACTAGTAATTGACATTCTATCACATAATAAATTTAAATGATGATAATTAATATATGCATCAGCAAATTCCATAACTTCATTGAATTCATTGTATAGTACTTGACGAGCAGCTTCAATACCTAAAACATCTAGTACTTCTCTAATATCATTACTATATGTTCTTCTATTATCAATATAATCTAAAGAAAGAGCACTCATTAAGTTTGTCCCGGCTGTATCTAGTACCCAAATATCGGTTTTAACATATTTTCCTTCAGTCTTCTTTACAGAATTTTGTATCTTTCGTGGTATAATATTTTTAATATTAGTTAATCCTCTTAATACAATCTTATTTAAAAGAATATCCTGAAAATCTTTCAAAAAGAATATTTCATCAGATTCATCTAATGATTTTTTCTTATTAAGAGCATTCTTTGATACACGAATTCTAAATATTAACTTTTCTTCATTGAAATCTGAAAATATACAGCCTATTTTTTCTTGTAATGAACTATTTTTCAATGCAAAGTGAATATCATCCATTGTTATATTCTTATCTAATAATACATCTGGTAATATCTCAAGTCTAATTATCCAGTTAGACCATGCAGTTTTGTCAAGGTCAAGTGCTTTCTCGCCAATTAGAGCATCATTTTTACACTTATCAATCATATCTTCAAATTCATTAAATTGTTCAATCAAATATTTATCACTGTTAATATAACTTGTTTTTCCGTTTGGCTCAAAATATATCTTAACCGATTTTACCAAGTCTACTAATTTTGTATATTCAATCATTTTCGAATAATTAATTGCTTTTTCCATATCAGTTTCATCTTGTTCTTTCAAGTGAATAGTAAGTGAAGGATTCTTAGGATTTTTAGTAAGACGTAGTAATTCTTCAATTCTTGGAACACCTCGTGTAACATTGGATTTACTTGCTACACCTGCTAAATGAAACGTATTTAATGTCATTTGTGTAGTAGGTTCACCAATAGATTGTCCTGCAATAACACCTACCATTTCACCAGGATGTACTATTGATGATTTATATTTTAACAATATAGTCTCTAAAAGCATAATAACTGCATTTCTATGAAATCGTTTATTTACTAATAAATTTTTTGGAGTTAAGTAGAAATAATATACAATACTAAATAATTTTGTTGGCTTACAATATTCATATGAACTCAGTTTTTTCATATATAATTCTATCAACTCAAATGCTTCTAATGGTGTTATGTCAACTAATGAATTAGAATTCAAATTATATTGACTTTGAATATTTGCAATAATATGATTAAATGAAACAGGTAATTTTAATTTGTTGTCATTTTTATTATTAAATACACATTTAACAACTATATTTCTCGATTCTATCATATAATCAATATATTCTTGGCATTTTTTCTTAGTAGCTTCTCTTTCCGTCTTTTTTCGAAGCTTATTTACAACAGGTTTGTCATATATCGAGGATGTATCTTTATCTTTATCTTGTGTACCATGAATATCATAATGTAAATAAATATCCTCAATGCTCATTTCTACAAGTGGGAGAATAATATTTTCTACTTTTGTAGGATTTATAGAATCATCACCATATTCAAATTGTATAATTCTATTTTTATTATTTCTTACTGTCATATCATATTCAACCTTTATATCTTCAAGACCTTTAATAACTCTTCTTTGAATGTAACCAGTCTGTGATGTTTTAACAGCTGTATCAATCAATCCTACACGACCACCCATCGCATGAAAGAATAGTTCAGGTGCACTTAATCCCGATATGTAAGAATTTTCAACAAATCCTCTTGCATAAGGAGTATCATCATATTTACTAAAATGGGGTAGTGTTCTGCTGTCAAACCCATATGGAATACGTTTTGCATCAACATTCTGTTGTCCTAATCCTTGTATCATTTGTGTAATATTAAGAATACTACCCTTAGAACCAGAATTTACTATCATTAAGAATTTATTATCTTTACTTAGACTACTTCTTGCTTCTTTACCGGATTCCTCCATTGCCTTATTTAAAATACTATTGACTTGCATTTCAAATTCATCTACATTACTCTTTGATGTATTGTTTTCAAATGTACCCAAATGAACCTTTTCCATAATTGTTTGCACTTCCATTTTTTGTTTTGTAATTGCTTGAATTACTCTCTGTTTTGTTGTTTCATCCGCAACTAAATCACTTATACCTACACTATATGCACTTGTTTTCATATATTCAGTAATAACATTCTGTAGGTCATCAATATAATTTGAGCATGCCATATTTCCAAAATCATTATATATTCTGTGTAAAATACCCTTACTTGTAGATGCCATAACCGATTTTTCAACTTGACCGCGAATATATTTACCATTTCTTATTTCTAAGACATCATTTGATGTTTTGAAATCATCTTTGTCTTCTTTAAAAAGTTTTGTACCATAATTTAATGTAATTGGTGGTGTTATTTGTGAAAGTATATCAAAATTGCTTATTTTATTATCTGTAATCGCATTATTTAATGCATCAACATCTACTTTATTATACATCATCAATAAATTCATTGCTTTTCTTGGGTCTAATTTTATATCTGGTCTAGTAAATCTAAAACAGCCTAATAATGAATCCTGATATATACCAATGATTGGAGAACATGATGCTGGACTGACTATTTGATATGGTATTGCTGCTAAATGACGTAATTCGGTTTCTGCTAGAATATTTTGCGGCATATGCATGTTCATTTCATCACCATCAAAATCCGCATTATATGGCTTTGTATCTGCAACATTCATTCTGAACGTATCCCCCTTTTTCATTACTTTAACAATATGACACATCATTGACATTCTATGTAAAGAAGGCTGTCTATTAAATAAAACAGCATCACCATCCATCATATGACGATGAACAATATCACCATTTCTTAATACTATTGAATTTCTATCAACATTACGTAAAGAGATATTCTGTCCATTTTTTTTCTCTAATATTTTTGCACCTGGTTCTCCATTTGGTCCTCCGTCTGGACCATTTTGAATTAATTTTTGTAAAAAGCTTTTGTTTAAATCAGTTACCTTAACTGGCTTTGTAATATTTCTAGCTATTTTTAATGGTACACCTAACTGACGAATAGAGAGATTTGGATCACCTGTAATTACAGAACGAGCACTGAAATCAACACGTTTTCCCATCAAATTTCCACGAATTCTACCGTTTTTACTATTTAATCTACTCATTATACATTGAAATGGTCTTCCTGAACGCTGTGCTAATGGTGCAGCTCCCTTTGTTTTATTATTTACAATCATTGCTACAAAATATTGCAACAACTTGTGAAGACCGTCAATTACATTTGCAGAAGCGTTAATTTCTATTTTATCTTTTAAATCTTTATTTGTTCTGAAAATATTACTATATATGTGTGTCAAATCATCTTCACTTCTTTGTTGAGCATCATGCTTAACTGACGGTCTTACTGCAGGTGGAGGGACTGGAAGTATTTGGCATATCATCCAATCTGGTCTTGAAAATTTTGGACTAAATCCCATAAAATGAATATCTTCGTCACTAATTCTTTTAAATATTTTCAAAATCATTTCAGGTGTCATATGTATTGTTACTTTTTGTTTATCTTCTCCCATATCTTTCCATTCTGCATATATTGTAGCCATTTCAACTACATTATATTTTGACGGTTGTTTGCAACCACATCCATCTTCTGTAAATTGACCACATCTTTTATCAAGTGAAGAAAGTTTACAAACTTCGGTCCATCTTTTATCCGAAGGTAAATCCAATAGATATGTATATTGACCCTTATTTATAAGTAATTTACTACACTTGAAACATACACATTTGAGAATTTTTGTTATTTCTTTTAAATGTTGTATAAATAAAACAGGACGTGCAAGTCTTATATGACCAAAATATCCTGGAGTATTGATGTACGTATAACCATCCGTCGGACAAACATTACCAGACTCTGAAACACCCATCCGAGAATCAAATAATCCACCCGTTACTGGTTTATTGTTATTATAAGTTTCTCTATTGGTTATTTCAAGTACAGAATTTTTTTCTATTTCTTCTGGAGATAACATGCTAAACCAAATACCAATAATTTTTGAAGGAACATTAGTACTCATTACTATACTATATTATATTATTTGTTTATATTATATTTGTTTCAATTTTTTATACAATGTATATATATATCAAAATATGAATAAAGGTGGAAAAATGATAGATTCTGGTGGTTATGGTTGTGTATTTTATCCTGCTCTTTTATGTAAAAATAAAACCACTAGAAAAAATGGTGTATCAAAACTCATGATGAAAGATAATGCAACTAAAGAGTATAAAATAATAAAAAATATCACAAGTAAAATTAAAAAAATACCTAACTATCAAGATTACTTTATTGGACCTGAAATTCAAAAATGTATACCAGATACTTTAACACAAGGTGATAAAACTGATATGCATGATTGCGAACCTCTTGAAAAAAATGGTATTAATAAAGATAATATTAATAATAAATTAAATACATTATTGTCACTTGATTTTCAATATGGGGGTGAAGTATTCGATAAAATCATAGAAAGTATAAATACTAAAGAAGAAATACAATTGTTATTTAAATCAATGTATAATTTATTAAAATATGGAATCATACCTATGAATGAATTAAATATAATACATGGTGATATTAAACATAGTAATATATTAGTAACTAAATCTAAAAATGGTTACCAATGTAAAATTATTGATTGGGGATTAAGTTATACTGTAGATGATAATGAACAACGAGGTAGACCATTGCAATTTAATGTACCATTTTCCAGTATTTTACTTAGAAAAAATGTTGATAAATATATAGAATATTTCATAGAAAATAAAGGTAATAAATCACTCTCAACATGTAGGGAATTAGCTAGAAATATTTTAGATAATGAATTATCATCAGATAATAATCATTTTTTATTTTATTTAAATTTGTATAAAAATGTATTTTCGGATAATACACGTCATGCTGAAAATTTATTTATTAAATACATATCAGCCATTTTATATAAATATGTTGTTTATGAAACCGATGTAGTTATTTTTGAAAAGGATGATTACTTTAATCAAGTTTATATTCACAATATAGATATTTGGGGATTCCTTTCCTGCTTTGCTTTTTATAATGCAAATACAAAATCAAATATTTATAAAAGAGAATTAAAACAATTATTGAAAAAATATTTATTTAATGAAAAATATGCCATTAAAAAAATTCCAATTTCTGAACTATTAACAAAATTTATATCAAAAAAATCTAAAAGTAAATACAGTCATACTATTAAGAAAATAAGTAAAAAAAATTGAACGATTCAAATAATAATTTTTAAAAGACATAAATATTATTATATATATATAACATGCCGCGTTTCGAGAAATTGCATAAGAAAAGGAGAAGTAATAAATATTCTGATAGTGAATCCTCGTCGGATGAGGAGTCTATTGGAAGTAGTGATTCTTATAGTGATGAATCTGAATATGAAGAAGATGAATATGAAGAGTCAGAAGAAGACTCAGAAGAAGAGTCAGAAGAAGAAACTGAATATGAAACCGAAGAAGAAACTGAATATGAAACTGAAGAAGATTCTGATGTATCTGCTCCTCCTCCTATGACTACACGTTCGTCTTCTAAAAAGAAGAAAAAGAAAAAATCAGAGGATAACGACGATGATGACGAAGATGATGAATTGGACCAACGTGAAATACAAAAAATTGTGTCAAAATTATTTCCTTCTAAATACTCAAAAGAACGTAATAGAAAATTAAAAAAGAAGAATAAACTATTAAAGAATAAGAAAAATAAGAAGAAACAAAAGAAAGATTCCGAAAGTGAAGAATCATCCAGTAATGATAGCGATCAAGACTATGAAGAATATATGAGACAACAAGATGATGATAATCAAATAAATATTGTATTTGGATTTGGAGGAGGCTCTAATATTGATGAAAGTGAAGAATTGGCAGAAGAAGATGAAAATGAAGAATGTGACAGTGACGATGAAAAGACATTCGCAAAAGAGAGTTATCAGATTATGGATTTACCAGAAGAAACAAAAAAAACAGAAGAATCTGAAAAGGAGAAGAAGCAGAAGAATAAGAAGAAAAAGAAAACAAAAAAAAATAAAAGTAAGGATAGTGAAGAAAGTGACCATAGTACTTCTAATACATTTGAAAGTGAGTACAACGATTTGGTAGATATGAAAAAATATATTATGAATAAACTTCATAGTAAACCTAAAAGTAAAACCTTGTTGAAATCATTAAATGAATGTAAAGACTCTATTAAGAAATTAGTTAAGAAAACAAGAGACCGTAATACAAAAAATTATCATAAACTTATTACATCTCATAAGCAAAAAATAACAAATGAAATGGACTATTTCAAAAAGCAACTTTCGAATAAGGAACAAATTAAAATTATGAATGATTTGAAAGAAATAAATGAACAAATTCAAGTAAATATTCCTTACAGGGTTAAATTATTAGATTCACATGTTCCAAATAAATACAAGGCAGCTGTTATGCAGAAACTAAATGTATTGAAATCGATGGACCCAAGTGATAATGAATACTATAAAATCAAAAATTGGGTTGATGCTTTTATGAAAATTCCATTTGGTAATTATAAGGAACTTGATATTAATATGAATAGTGGTATTGAACAATGTACTGATTTTATGAATTCAGCAATAGAAGCATTAGACACTTGTGTATTCGGATTAAATGATGCAAAAATGCAAATTTTACAGATGATTGGACAATGGATATCAAATCCAACTGCATTAGGAACAGCAATTGCTGTAAAAGGACCACCAGGAACAGGTAAGACTTCATTGATTAAAGAAGGTATTAGTAAAATACTCGGAAGAGATTTTGCATTTATTGCATTAGGTGGAGCTAGTGATAGTAGTTTCTTGGAAGGACATTCTTATACATATGAAGGTAGTTTGTGGGGTAAAATTGTTCAAATTCTAATGGAAAGTAAATCAATGAATCCAGTCATTTATTTTGATGAATTAGATAAAGTAAGTGATACACCAAAGGGTGAAGAAATTATTGGTATTTTAACACATTTGACAGATACCAGTCAAAATTCATCTTTTCATGATAAATTCTTTGCAGATATTGATTTTGACTTGAGTAAGTGTCTATTTATATTTAGTTATAATGATGAGTCAAAGGTAAATCCAATATTAAAAGATAGAATGTATAGAATCGAAACAAAGGGGTATAATACTAAGGATAAAGTAGTAATTGCTAAGAATTATCTTTTACCAAAAATTCGGGAACAGGTTAACTTTACAGAGAATGACATTATTATTCCAGATGAAACCATTGAATATATTGCATCTAATAAAGGTATTACACAGGGTGAAGAGGGTGTTCGTAATTTAAAACGTTGCTTAGAAATTATTCATACTAAGCTTAATTTGTTTAGATTAGTAAAATCTGATAATAATATGATTGGTAAAGAAATTAAATTAGAAGTAACGTTCCCATTTACGGTAACTAAAGAACATGTTGACATACTTGTAAAGAGTGAAGAAGGAATGAGTCAAAGTATGTTACATTTGTATATTTAGATAGTTAGATAGTTACATAGTAAAATATATTTTTTTATCAATATATTTTAGATGACAACCCTTATAGATGGTTATAATGAATCATCAACTAATTTTATGAAAATTAATAACAATATGTGTTTTTTTTTTGAAAATAATCAATTAAATGAAGAAAATTATGAAAAAAAATTAATAGCATATCAAGAAAAGCTTAATGTGCCTAATTTAATTGAAACCGGTGGTAATACAATAAAAGGTGGAGGACCACAACAGTTATTAATGATTTTATTCGCAATATTGACATTATCATCTGCTATTATTCCTCCAAGTTTAGTTCAAATAAAAAAAGTACATGCATATACAACAAGTACAACAAAGTTACTTAGTAGTATAAAAGAGGTAAAAGATATAAATGATGTAACGACAATCAGTCAACATATTATATCTAGTGAATATGGTGCAAAAATTACAAAAGAATTTGGCTCTGATGTTAAAGCAAGTTTATTTAGAACTATTATTTTAAATTCAGGAAAACTAAAAAATATTAAAAATATAAGAGATATAACATTAGAAAATGTTTTAAGTGTTATGAAAATAACAGTTTGTACTTTGGCAATTGTTGGAAAAGTTCATCCAACTATTTCATTAGCAACAAATACACTTGATATGGGATTATTTGCACACAACGCTTTAATTGATTCTTTAAGTGATGACCCTGATGATAAATTGAAAAAAATGTTGACTATAGGAGAAATATTAGGTGGTAAATCAAAACGTAAAAAAATTATTTTTAATAAAACACAAAGAAAAAAACGTTAAAAAGTGCGTTTATATTTATATAAAAATTAATATAAACGATAATCTCCAGTTATTTTATCTTATGAGTGAACGCGTTTTAGAAATAAAAAGTGTCCAAGTATCCCCTATTAGAAATATGATAACAGCATTAAAAGATATACTCACCGATGCATCTATTACTTTTACAAAAACCGGTATGAAAATTATTAATTTCGATAAAACTCATACTATTTTAGTAAATGTTGTTCTAAATTGTGATAAGTTTGAATATTACCGTTGTGACCCCGACAAAATTATTGTATGTGCTAATACACTCCACTTATTTAAGGTAATTTCAACTATGTCAAATGATGATACATTATCTATTTATATTGATAAATCAGATTATCATGATGGAATTGTTTCACATTTAGGTCTTCAATATGATAATGGTGATATTAAACAGTATTACAATCAAAAACTTCGTCTTATTGAGCCCGATTCTGAAGAATTAGTTATTCCAGATGTTGAATACTCAACTGTTATTAATATGCCAACCACTGATTTCCAAAAAATTATTCGTGATATGAATGGAATTTCTGATAGAATTGAAATTAAGTCTGTTGGAAATGACCTAATTTTTAGTTGCGAAGGTAATTTTGCAAGTTCACAAATTCATAGAACCGAATCTGGTGGTAATATGGAATTTATAAATAAACCAGATGCATCTGTTGTAGTTCAAGGAGAATTTTCTCTTAAAAGTTTGAGTCATTTTATTAAGTGTACACCTCTTTGTTCTAATTTAGAAATATATATTGGCAATAATTTACCTCTTATAGTTAAATATGATGTTGCTAGTTTAGGATCTATGAAACTTTGCTTAGCTAGTTTGCCTTCTACATAAATATCTTTTTATATTATAACTATGTCAGAATCATCCATATATGCAAAACATATTTTGTATATAACTGTACAACTTTCATTAATTGTTCAAATATTAACTGGAATAGTAGACGTATATGCACTTACATGGAATTATAAAGGTGATATGAGAATGATAAAAGGTTTGATTGGTATTGAAACATTTGTTCAGTTTATTGAAATTGTATTTTATTTATGGTTATATCTTCAATTTGATTCAGCTGTAAGAATAACTGAAAAAAGATATTATGACTGGGTAATAACTACACCAAGTATGTTATTTATACTTATTGTTTATTTGGATTTTTTACGTTATGATAATTCAGTTCCTGAAATTAATGATGAAAGTGTTACTACGTTTGAATATTTATTTTTTGCTTTACAAAAACACGGTGGTAATCTTAGTATTATTGTGTTTCTTAATTTCTTAATGTTAGTTTTTGGATATTTAGCAGAAAAAAAAATAATTGGCAAATATTTTGCAATGATTTCAGGATTTATTCCTTTCATTTTATATTTTTATTACATTTATATAAATTACGCTGTATATTCGGAAAAAGGTAAAATATTATTCACAATATTTGCAGGAATATGGTCGTTATACGGTGTATCGTTATTATTGCCTTACACTTGGAAAAATGTAAGTTATAATATTTTGGATATTTTTTCCAAAAACTTTTTCGGAATTTTCCTAGTTTATATAGCTCTCATTAATATGAATAATTAGAATTTACATTAAAAAAAAAACTCATATAATAATAAGTATTATATGTGTTCGTTACAAGATAAATTGGTATTATGTGCATTTGGACCATTAATTTCAACCATTATTTATTGTAAATTTTTTAATAGAAAGTTTGTATTTTCTTGGTACAGACCTTGCTATTTGATTTGGATGGGAGTGACATATACATATATTTATAAAGGATTAAAACATTATTCATAGTATTCATATTCCTTATATTCATTATATTCCTTATATTCACTATATTTATCTTTTTCAATTGCGAACGTATCGTACTCTCCGGTTAAGTTAAAATAATCTATCGATTCTTTTTCACGTCTTAAGTATATATCATATAACACATCTTCCAATTCCCATGATAGATAATATTCTTCTTCTAATTTCATATCATATAACTCATCCTCAGTATATTCTGGTTCAGGTTTTTTTGAAAAATCACGTTTTACCTGTGTGAAAATTTGCCATCCTGGTCCAACCTTATTTGTTTCTTTTTGTTTTGGAATGATTGTGCTAGCAATATCTAAAAATGATTTATTCATTGTTGTTGACATTTTAATTTATATGTATATTTTTATTCTTGTAAATTATGTTTCAATTTTTTACTAGTTATTAATTTATGTGATAAAAATCTTAAGTCTTTAAAAATTTCATAATAATTTTCATCAGGGTCATCTACATTATAAAAAATATATGCATTACACCATTGTGTTTTTATGTCTCCATAGAAAAAAACATCAAACTTATCAAGGTCTTCTTCTATATTTTCACTTGTTTCAAATTTTTGAATAAATACTTTTATTTTTAGAGCTACTTTTAATGATTCCATTTCCATTGGATACCTATTTGTACTGCATTTTTTAAAAGACTCAATAATTGCATTTATTTCATCCATATTAAATTTATATTCATTATATAAGTTTAATATTTAATTATTTTTTATGATAATAGTTTTAAGGGCTCAGCAGGGAATCGAACCCTGGACCTCCTGCACCCAAAGCAGGAATCATACCTCTAGACCACTAAGCCAAAAATGGTTCCCTTGCCGGGAATCGAACCCGGGTCTCAGCCTTGAAAGGGCTATATCCTAACCGTTAGACTACAAGGGAATAACTATTATAATTATAATAATAGTTATTTTTTATATTATTTTATTTATCTTCTTCTTGTTCCCTTTCTCTTTGGTCTTTTTTTAATAGTTTTCTTTTTATTTTTACCACCAAAGAATCCTTGACCTTCCCATGGCCAAAGTCCTGTTTGTGATATTTTTTGTCTTATTTGATTAACAAAAGCTTGATCCCCCATTAGAGTATCTGGATCCTTAATTCTTGGGAAAGTTCCAAGTTTACCGTTCCATTTATCACTATCATTATCAGTCATTTCACCTTTTTCATTAAGTCTATATAACTGTTTATAGAATTTTGGATCATTTACTTTAAGATGGACAATAGCTTTGTGTATCTGGTCCATTTTTAATCTTTCGTTATTCTGTTCATCTTCTTTTAAAGATTTGAATTTTGAGTCTTTAAGCTCTTCGTAGAGCAATCTTTTCAACTTCTTTTTAGCGTCTATCTCTATACCATCACCTTCGTCTTTGGTTGCTTCTGCATATTGTTCTTGTGCAAATTTACTAATATCTTTACCTCGATCACCTAAGTATTGACCGCTCATATTCCCAAAATCATCTAGGGCTTGACCAGTAGCTTGTGCAGCATAACCTAAGGCTTCACCACTAGCTTTTGCGGCTTTTCCAATCATTTTTTGAGTTCCATTAAAATATTCAAATTTTATTACTTTTATACCACCCTCTATCCATTCCATCGTTTCAATTTCACCATTTAACATTTTTGGCATAACATCAAGATTTTCTGAAGCAAGATATCCATTCTTTTTAAGCCAAACAGGATAATAATTCTGTATATCTAGATTAGGTTGAATTAAACCAACAAACATAGCATCTGTAAAATCTTGTGCATTTGGGTCATATTGATTTACTAGTGCATCATTTATATCTGAAGTTTTGTAACCTTGTAATTTTTTATTTGTTTCATGTGCTTTTATCATTTCTGTCCATTTTTCTGTAAGTTTTTTAGCCACACCTGGATAATTATTTTCTGCACCAAAAGAACCTTTCTTAAACCAAGTATTATTTATTTCTGCTAATTTATCATTATCAAGTTGTTGTTCATTAAATTGCATACTTAAATATTGTGAAATATTTTCATCCTCATTATGAACATCAATCTCATCAAAATCATACCAAAGATTTTGATTAAGTAAACTATCGATATTTTCAGGTGTAACATCTGCCAATTTACCAACATCTGTTAAAAATTTAATGATATCATCCTTAACCTTTTTCAATTCTGTTAAATTTTTATTTATTTCGTCTGCATTTGTTTGCTTTAGATTAACTTCATCTTTTCCCTCGGTTAAAGCTGTTTGTAATAAATTTAATAATTCATCTTTTCCAGTGTATACATCACTGGTTGTGGTGGTTGTTTGAGGTTTTGGTTTTTGTGAGCCAAAAAATTGTGTAAAAAAACTACTAGGCTTACTACTTTTACTACCCTGACTACTGTTACTATCGGTTTCACTAGCAGTATCCAAATCTTTATTCATTCCATCATTCGGTTTTTGTTTATTCAAATTAATTTCTGTTAGTGTCTCTGGTTCTTTTGTTGACATTATCAAATATATATATTAAACACATAAAAATAACATTTTAATTACTATTTAAACTTTATGTTACATATATCAATATCTAACATGAAATCATTCCATAAAGAGAAATCAACATATTTATTAATAGTAGAATCTCCTTCTAAATGTGCTAAAATCGAATCATATTTATATCCAAAATACAAGTGTATTTCTTCTAAAGGACATTTCAGGTCTATGGAATCTTATAAAGATTATGAATTAAAGTTCTCATCTACTAATGATAAACACATTGATTTTATGCACTATGCAATTAAACAATATCCTAAAGAGAATGTTATATTGGCAACTGATGATGACCGAGAAGGAGAAGCTATATCATGGCATATATGTGATGTATTTCAACTTCCAATAGAAACAACTAAACGAATTGTTTTTAATGAAATTACAAAATCCGCAATTGTTAATGCATTAGAAAATCCTAAAACGATTGATATGAAACTAGTTCATGCTCAACATGCAAGACAAGTTCTCGATACAATTATTGGATTCAACATATCACCCATGTTGTGGAAATTTGCATATAATAACAAAAGTAATGCATTGTCTGCTGGAAGATGTCAAACACCTGCTCTACGATTAATATATGACAATTATTTACTTCATAAAGAGAACATGCTTACAAAAAAACATGTTGTTTCAGGTTCTTTTTCACCTAAAGAAATAATATTTACATTGAAGAATTCATTTGATGAAAATGAAAAAGTTCTCGATTTTCTAAAAAAATCTAAAACCTTTGCACACATGTTAACAGTTGGTGATTCTAAAATATCTTCCAAGTCACCTCCAAAACCATTATGTACATCACGATTATTGCAATTGGCAAATCAACAATTAAAAATGTCACCAAAACAAACTATGCAACTAGCGCAAATTTTATATCAAGATGGATTGATTACATATATGAGAACAGAATCAACAAAATATTCCAAAGAATTTTTAACTAGTGCAACACAATATATTGAATCAAAATATGATGACAAATATGTAGGTGATTATATAAATATAGAAAATACTGATGTTAAGATGCCTCATGAAGCAATAAGAGTTACTGACTTAACTAGACAATCAATATCAAGAGAACCTAAATTAAATTCATTATACTCACTAATCTTTAAGACAACTTTAGAATCATGTATGACAGATGCAGTATATGAAGTTGTTGACTCCGAACTAACTGCACCTGACAATAATTCATATAAATCTACTGTTGAGACACCTTTGTTTATGGGTTGGAAAATAGTTCGTGAGAATGAGAACATAACAGAAATTCAAGCGAAAAATAAAACAACTATTATGTATTTAAAAACAATATCTAAGAATGGTAAAGTTAATTATAATAAAATAACAAGTATTGAGACTATTACAAAAAAGCACACTTTTTATAATGAAGCAGGAATAATCAAAAAATTAGAAGATTTAGAAATAGGTAGACCATCAACGTTCTCTATTTTTGTAGAAACCTTATTACAACGTGGTTATATTGTAAAACAAAATGTAGAAGGAGAGACATTTGAAACAGTTGATTATGAACTTACAAATGAAATTAAGAAAAATAAAACGACAAGAACAGTAGGTAATGAATCCAATAAATTAATTATACAGCCTATTGGTATTATTGTAATAGAATTTTTAATGCAACATTATGAAGAGTTGTTCTCTTATGATTATACAAAATCAATGGAATATGAATTAGATAATATATTTAATGGAATTATAGAAGATTGGACTCAAGTATGCAAAACATGTGATTCAAAAATAAGGGATTTATCAAAACCATTGAAAAATATGTCAAAACAAACATATAAAATAGACGACAAACATATTTTCATGTTCTCAAAGAATGGACCTATGATTAAGGAGGATTTAGGTGACGATAATTTTCAATTCAAATCAGTAAAAAAGGATATTGCTTTAGATATGACAAAATTAAAAAATAACGAATATACATTAGAAGATTTAGTACAAATATCAGATAGAAATCTTGGTAAATATGAAAATGAGGATTTATATATAAAATATGGTAAATATGGATTATATGCAGAATGGGGTGACAATAGAAAGGCTATGAATAGTATTAAAAAATCATTAGAAAATGTTACTTTTAAGGATGTTGAAAAAGTTCTTAATAATCAAGAAAAATCAGCAAATGTTCTCCGTGTTATTAATAATGAACTAAGTGTAAGAAAAGGAAAATTTGGCCCATATGTTTATTATAAAAGAGAAGATATGTCAAAACCCGAATTTTTGAGTATAAAAAATTTTAACGAGGGTTTTACATATTGTAAATCTGAAGTATTAATACAGTGGTTACATGAAAAATACAAAATTCCTATTCCAGAATAATAAATATAAGTAATATATAAAAAGCAATGGAACTTGATTTATTAATGTATTCTTTATTGATAATATTTTATTTAATATTTTTTGTTTTTTTATTTGTTGAAAAAATGGAAGGTACAATGATTATTATATTGTTTATTTTATCAACGTTTTCTGGTTACAAATTATTATATGATATGAAAACAAATGAAATGTTGAATATAGATATTGACCCAATTAGAAACACATATAGTTTTCTTTTTAATTTTCTTAAAAAATTTGGTAGTATTGGTGTGATGATAGTATTCCTTATTTTATTTGCTGCATCATATACATTACACTACTTTTCTTATATACCAAGATGGGGATTTTCACTTTCGGCTGTATTATTATCATTGAGTATTGCCATATCTTTGCTTTTTCAAAAAATAGATGAAATAAAACAACTTTCTTATTTTTCACTCTACATTATACCAATGTTTTTAATTATGATATCTTTTATAATAATGTTGGATTCATTATCAAAAGTAGATAATACACCTGGAGATAGAATGAAGTTATCACGTCGAAATAGAGAAAAATTATTAATTTATAAAATATTTTTATTGGTATCCATTGTATTAATAATAGGTTCTTTATTATATTCATCTTCAAAAAAAAGTTTAAATTCACCCAGTCCGGATGTAGATGTTATAACATTTACATGTTTGATTGTATTATACGTTACATCTAGTTATACATTATATTATTCAAATGATATATCTCTTGTACATAGAAGTAAACTGAATATAGAATAATATATTTATAAATGCGTATAAACACATAACATAATTTTTCATTATACTATAATGAAGTATTATGAAACATCTTATGAAGAATATATTCAATCTGTTGAAAAATATAATTTACATCCTTATATAGAAAAACAGTTTTCAAGCATGAAAGAATTATGTAATATAATATTTTATGGAGCAAGTGGTATTGGTAAATATAGTCAAGTTCTCAACTTCTTGAAATTATATAGTCCAAGTAATTTGAAGTATGATAAAAAAATTACCATTTCAACTGAAAAGCAAAATTATACATATCAAATAAGTGATATTCATTATGAAATAGATATGCAATTATTAGGATGTCATTCAAAGTTACTATGGCATGAGATTTTTTATCAAATAGTAGATATCATCACTATGAAATCGGATAAGATTGGTTTTATTGTATGTTCTAACTTTCATCATATACATAACGAATTATTAGAGATATTTTATAGTTATATGCAACAATATTCTAATATTAATAGTCATATCAAAATATATTTTGTAATAATAAGTGAGAACATTAGTTTTTTACCAAACAATATATTAAATTCATGTAAAATAATTGGATTGAAAAGACCCACAAAAGAAATGTATTTAAATATATTAGAAGATAATAATGAAACATGCAATTCTAGAGAACCTGACTGTGAAGATAATTTCAATAGAGCTATGATTTTCATGAAAAAATCAAGTAATTTAACAAATATTAAAAAAACAAATAATTATATTTCAACAATCAATAGTATATCTCCATCCGATATTACAAATATCAAAGAATTAAAATTATTTACTGATTTTTCATTAGATAATATTTCACAAGAGGTTTTTATTTGTGTATGTGACTCAATAATTGAGTTAATGAAATCACCAAAAGTATCATTAAATACGCTAAGAGATACTATATATGATATATTAATATATAATATAGATGCAACAGAATGTGTATGGTATATACTGTCTCATTATATAGAAAACAAATTATTAAATAAAAGAGGTATTACTAATATATTGATTAAGTCCGATAGCATTTTTTTACAATATAATAATAATTATAGACCCATATATCATTTAGAAAATATTTTATTATATATAATAATACAAGTTAATGAATCGAAGTCAGGCCTTAAAAATATTACAAATAAACGGAAAAAATCCAAGTAATGATGAAATTAAAAAACAATATAGAATTCTTGCATTAAAATATCATCCCGATAGGTATCATATTGATGATTGTGAAAAGTTTCAAGAAATTTCAAATGCTTATTCATTCTTAACAGAAAATAAATCGCATAAAATGAATTATAAAGAGATACTAATAAATTTTTTACAGTCAATAAATATACAAGACACTTTATATGAGCATATATATAGTATTATTTCGAATAGAATGGATATATTATATGAAAAAATAAATGATTGTGATACTGAAATTTTAATACAGGTTTATAGAATAATAAAAAAAAATTCTAACATGTTGGGTATATCTGATATTATATTGGAAAAAATAAAAGAATATATAATTCAGAAAATTAATTCTGCTGTACAAATAACATTGCGACCAAAATTAGATGATTTATATAAACACAATGTTTATAAATTAGAATATGAGAATAATACATACTTGATACCATTGTGGCATCATGAACTAGTGTATAATCATAATAAAAATGATTTATATGTAAAATGTGAACCAGAGTTGCCCGATAATATTTGTATAGATGAAAATAATAATATTTTGGTTAATATAAATATTCCATTAGATGGATTATTAGATATGAATGATATTACTTTTTATATTTGTAATAAAAAAATAACCATAAATAAAGATAAATTAAATTTAAAAAAAAATCAAACAATTGTTATTGAAGAAATAGGAATACCAAAAATTTCTCAAAAAAATATTTATAATGTTTCAAAATTAAGTAATGTTATTGTTAATGTTAGCATTTCCAATTTTTAATCAATAAAAAATTAATATTTATATTGTACAAATATTAATCATTTTTATATGTCTTTTTTTAAATTATTCTGAAGCAGCAACCTTTTTCTTGACTACCTTCTTGACTACCTTCTTTGGTGCAGGTGGTGGTGTAGATTCTTCTTCTTTATCTTCATCACTGTCTTCAACCTTAGTATCATCTACTCGTGGTGCTTCTTCAACTTCAGAAGATTGTACTTCACTTTGAATAGGATTTTCCAAACGTTGCTTATCATCATTTGACAAATCAATAATGCAAACATCATTATTAAAATCATATCTTTTTCTCTTTTGTACTACAGCTTGGTTCAATCTCCAAGTGACACCCCATCCCTTTCCTCCAAACCAAATACCACCACATTGAATTGCACATGCGATGTTACTTTGTTTCTCAACCAAATCTGGTGGTGTCTTTTGATTGTCAGAATCTTCTGATGGGAAAATCAAGTTCTTATCGGAATCAAACAATGTAATACCCCATTTTCCATCATAACATGGTACTCTGATTCTTAGAGAAGGAGGCTTATCATAATCAAAACTACCAGTATCTTTATTTTTTCTATATTTAATAGATGAAAAGAATCTATCTTCACATAGTTCTCTTGATAGCTTCTTACTAAACCATTTTTCTGAATTTTCAACTGCCATATCCAATACAGCGTTTTCAAATTCCTTAAATTTTTCTAATAGTGCGGTTGTATCAGGAGTTGCATAATCCGCATTTGGAAAGTTCAATGTTAGTGTATATCTACCGTCAGATTCACCTGTTTTATCATCAACATAATCACTAATACCCCATGTCATCATACTTGGTGTTGAAACTCTAAGAGCCTTTGAATCAAGTTGATTTGTAGCAATGGATACAGACCCACCACCTCTATCATTCTTTTTGTAAGGCTTGAAAACAACATCGCTTGGACTCCAAACGTCAACTGGGAGAGAATACTTTTGTGGTGTAAAATCAGACATATTCAAATTATATTGTATAATATAGATTCTTTTCTTTAATTCAATTTTTTTCAATTTTTAATTTATTACCCGGATTTCATTTAAAATTATATATTTAACATTAAATTGTATATAATATATAACAAATATATTAGATTTAAAAATAATAAATATAAGTATAATATAAATAGTATTTAATGCAAGTGTTCTCTAAAATAAAATCCCCAGAACACCTAACTTGGAATCAGTTTTATAATAATAATGTTAATTTACGTAAATATACAATTCCAGAGTTAAAAGATATTTTAAGAGCAAATAAACTTCATGTTACTGGTAAAAAACAAGTATTGATTGAAAGAATAATAAATTATTTTAATAAGGTACGAGTTACAGTTAAAATTCAATCATATTATAGAAAAAATCTGGTATATAAAATTATAAAATTAAAAGGTCCTGGTTTAAAAGATAGAAAGAAATGTGTGAATGATACTGATTTTTTTAGTTTAGAACCATTAGAAAATATTGAGTTCAACGATTTTTTTAGTTATACTGATGAAAAAGATTTTACTTACGGTTTTGATATAAATTCACTACTAATTTTAATGAAAAAACCGGGGAATATAAAAAATCCCTACAATAGGTGTATTTTTTCACATAGTGTTATTATGGATATAACTGCAATATCTAAGTTACAAAAATATTTATATCCAAGAAAAAGAAGTTTATCAATAGAACAAAATAATATTAGAGAAGATATTATAGAAAAATTAAAAATTATTAGATTATTAGAACATAATGATAGAATTAACAAGTTATTTTACGAAATTGATTTATTGGGTAATTATACATCATCATGTTGGTTATTAAATTTATCAATTTCTTCTTATTTAAGTTTAGTTAGATACATTTATGAATTCTGGACTTCAATACCATCTGTGACAAAACGTAAAATCTGCCCATATTTTAATCCATTTCAAGAAGGACTTCAAAATATAAATTTTGGACTTCGTGAAAATATGGAAAATGTTGATTATGTTAAACGCGCATGTATTACAGTTATGGAAAATTTAATTTATACTGGTATAAATAATGAATACAAACAAATTGGCGCTATGCATGTATTAAGAGCGTTGACTATGGTATCAAATGAAGCCAGAGCTAATCTACCATGGTTATATGAATCCATTGATATTTAATAATTCTTTATATATATTTTTATCTATATATATAAATTTAAACAATATTATTAACAACAAACCAATTATCCAGTTAAAAATATAAATATATTTATTATAAACTACTTAAACAATAATACTATAATAGTATATAATGGTACGTACATCTAAGACTACTGAAAAGCCTGCTGCTGCCCCTGCTGATGCTGATAAGAAACGTGTTAAGAAGGAAAAGGTTCCTGAATCTGCCCCTGCCGCTGCCCCTGCCGAAGAAACAACTGCTCCTGAATCAACTGAGTCATCTGTTGCTCAAAAGATGAATGAATATCAAGGTAAGCTTCAACAGCTTGCTAATCTTTTTAACTCACTAAAGTCAGATTTCAAGACTCTTGAGAAGTCTCTTACCCGTGAGCTTAAGAATGCTCAGAAGAACTCCAATAAGAAGAGAAAGGTTTCTGGAACAAGAGCTCCTTCCGGATTTGTTAAGCCAACCAAAATTAGTGATGAGCTTGCAAGTTTCCTAGGTAAGACTTTGGGTTCTGAAATGGCCAGAACTGAGGTTAGTAAGGAAATCAATCAATATATTAGAGAGAAGAGTCTTCAAGATAAGCAAAATGGACGTAAGATTCACCCTGATGCTGCTTTGAAGAAGCTTCTTAATATTGGTAAGGATGATGAACTTACCTACTTTAATCTCCAGAGATACATGAAGCATCACTTTGTTAAGCCAGTTCCTTCTGCTGCTCCTACTTCTGCTTAAATATTAACATTATCATTAGATTATTATCAATTATAAATATGATTAATATATAATTTATTAAATGTAAATTATATAAATTACTTAAATTTTAGATTGAACAGTAGCATTACCTCCACGAGTAACAAGAGATTTAATTTGTTCATCAGATAAACATAATCCTCCCTTTTCATTACTTAACCCCGAAGATATCTTTTCACATTCAAGACTACCTGGTGTTTTTGAAAAACTATCAAGTGGTTTATCATCATTAAATGGAGCTGGTTTCAATCCTTCAAATCCTTCAACCTTCTTCTCTTCATCTTCCTCTTCCTCTTCTGGATTCTCATTTACTAAAGCACTTCCTACATTTGTGCTATTTGCTTCAAAACCTTCATATTTGGAGTATCTTGAGAAAAGCGAATTTGACGAATAAGGAACAAAATTTGAACATGAAAATACTGATACAAGTATTATAACTAGAACTAACAAAACTGCTAAAATCAAAAGCTGTGTTTGTGATTTCATTATACATAATTGAAAGATTATATTTTTTAAATAATATGTACTTATATTTGTTTCATTCCTCCTTGAATAGCTTGAAGTTTATCTGAAGCTTCGAAATTAGCGGTTAATTCTTGTACTCCACCTTGGGGAGCTTCAAATGGTTTTATTTTTTTATCAATGTCAAATTTTGGATAATATTTATTAATAAATTCTTTATTTTCAGATTTCATAAAAGAATCATAAATAGAATTATATACTTTTCTAAATGGTTCTATAAATGGAACTAAATTTGGAGTAACATAAGATATATATAATTGTTTACGTATAACATCAAGAGACCGTGCTAAACTATCAACATATACTGTTAGTTTTTTACTATATGTTTCTTTTATTTCTGGTATTAAAATTTCAGTATTGTATTTATGTTGTACATTTGCATCTTCTATCATTTTACTTACCTTCTTAGCAGTTTCATTAAATTGTATTTTTGCATCATCAAAATTCAGTTTTGCCTGTTCTCTTACTTTATTTAAATTATATATGTTGTCCAAATTAGTTTTTTGTAATTCTATTGTATTATCGTAATTACCAGTAACATCACTTATATAATCTTTTAATTTTTCATTTTTTCTCATTGCATTTGATACTTCCATTTTCATATTATTCCTTTTTACTCTTGGATTGCCGAAAAATATTTCAAAAAAATCATAGAATATATGTTTTTTAAACTGTTCATCTTTATAAATAAGCGTTAATATGAAGTATATAATAAATACAATAAAAATAAATAAAAATAAATAAGTATTGTAAATATTATAGACATTTATATTACCATAATTAATATCCAAGTTATTCGCCATAAATTATATATAAATATTACCTATTTTATATTTTTAGTTTTCCGTCAAATGCATTGGTATCTACCGAGTTAAATTTCTTAACAATATTTCCAATTGAACTATCTTCTAATGTTTGAACAGAATTTAATACACCTTTGTTTATTTTTGTATTCAAGAATATAGAACCTAGTACCTTATCAAGTGTATTTGACAATGTTTTCATTTGAGGTTGAGATACATTTTGTAACTCTTTTCTATTATTTTCTATTGATGAGTTTGAAGTGCCTAAATCTTCAACTAAATTATTACTATCTTTCTTAAGATTCTTTATTTTTTCCTTATTATATGAACTTATTTGTGATAATCCACTTAATTTATTATCTACTATTTCATTAATTCTTTTATTATTACATTCTTTAAATGTAGTTTTACTATTATGACCAAACAATGGGGCAAAATAATGTAATCCTTCATTACATTTCTTTGATTCCCAATTCGATTGTACATATGCATAATACAATGTCATTATGTAAACCAGAGTTACAAATATTAATATTGTAGCTAGACTTGCTATTTTGAATTTTGGATAAAATAAGTATTGTATTTTACTGTCTCTACTCATTAATGCTAAACCTAAAATAAATATTACAAATATCATTATGATGAAATATAGATTTGACAAAATGAATTGAGCTATAGTTGGAGTGAACAAATATTTAAAAGTTTTTTCATTTACAAAAAACACAGCAAAAACTATCAATATACTAACAATTATAACCAAATATATGTATGAGAAATTTTCTAACATATTAACTATTATATAAATAAATCACATAAAAAAACCATATCATTAATGTATATGAATCATACTGAAAGTCTAAATCTTAAAAAACTTGTTCGTGATTCTGAATGTGAAGATAATACTGAATTAATTAGAAAATTAAAGCATAGTGAATTAATAAAAATGGATTTGGAACAAATGCAAAAATTAAAAGTTATTAATTCTAAAATGCGAAATACTGAACCTGAGAAATTCTCAAATTTGTGTCAGTCAAAGTGTAATTTTTTATACACAAATTATACTGATATTTATCATAAAAATTTTAAAGATGAATTAAATTTACAACTTATGGCAAATTTACTTGAGGTTCTCCGTAAAATAGAAAATGGTGAGGTAGATCAACATGAAGGTTCTGTTATGGTTGGGAAAATTCTTAAAGAAATATATGTGGATAGTGCTCTTAAAGGTGCAGAAAATCTTGATAAAAAATATGCAAATGATGAAGAAACAATAACAGTAGTAGAACCACTTAATATTTCATGGAAACAATTTAAGAATTCATCTAGTAAATAGATATATGAAGGACCTTATATTAACTATCATGGGTACAATATGTATTAGTTACACTATTTTTCTTATTAATTCATATGATGAAAAAACAATTACATTTTATTCTTCAGATATAATACCGTTATTAAATCATTGTAATATCACAGTAATATAAAGACATATTGTAATTATTTTTATAATATGTCTTTGAATATTCCCATTTTAAATTTGGTTATTATGGACCAGACATTACATGAAACATATAAACAACGTGTTGAAGAACATAATAGAATGGTTGTTAATGATAAACATCCCAATTCCGGTTTTGATTTATTAACACCAAATTCTGTTTTTCTCGATTCCACTAGAAGTGTATTAGTTGATATGGGTGTTAAAGCATCTATGATTTCAACAAATGGTAATAATATTGCTTATCAAATTTTTCCACGTTCAAGTATTTCAAAAACACCTATTATTTTATCAAATCATGTAGGTATTATTGATTCTGGATATAGGGGTAATTTAATGGCTGCTTTTAGAATTGTAGATTCTTCATATAGTACATATGAAATTGAAAAAAATACACGCCTTGTACAAATATGTTTACCAACATTAGAACCATTCCATGTTAATATTGTTGATGAGTCACAACTTTCTCAAACTTCAAGAGGTTCAGGTGGTTTTGGTTCAACTGGTGTATAAACTATTTATATTATAAGAAATATAAAAACAATAAATAAATCTTTACATATGGATACAAATAAATCTCAAGAAAATCCACTAGTTATTCAAAGTGAACAAGATGCATTGAATGTATCTATCGATAATGAAAATATAGCTTTGAATGTAATTGTAGCATTTATCGGTCTTGCACAAAAAAGAGGTACTTTTAATATTCAAGAATCCGCGAAAATATGGGAATGTATTCAAAAATTTCAAAAAAAATAAAAATTGAATTAGATTATTTGTAGATATTTTTCTACATATAATCATGCTTTATTACATCGCTGTAGTGTTTATTCTTACATTTGTTTTATCTCAATCTTTAAAACATAATATTAAAAATAAAAGACATACAAATTTGAATATTATGAAAAAAAATGAATTTGATATGGATTATAAAATTCCAAAATGGGTTTATAAACATTTCAAACAAAATAAGATTCCATCTTATAGTAAATATAAGATTCACAGAAAATCAAGAGTTATTTCTGAAGAAGAAGCTATGTATAACGCAGTAAGTGTTTGCAAACTTCCATTAGGATTATTACAAGAACCTAGTCACATCTAACATACTTTCCATGACCATAAAATAGGCTTAGACATAGCTAATTCAGAAATTTGTTTGAAATTACTCGACTGTAAATAGTTATTTAAATCATATAAATTATAAACAATCATTTTTTTTGTGAAACTCTTAATAAATGCATTTGTAAATGCACCTTGGAATTCTCTCATATTACTGTTATAATAATCCATACTAACTTGTTCGTCCAAACAACCACTTAACTTAATTATTGTTGCTGCAACTTCGCGGTCTTTTGCCGATTCACGTGTATCTACTTTTGCATCTTTATTTAAAAAATAAGGTAAATCCATATTTGAACCAGAGTGACAACAATCCATTAATACAAATAATTTACAATCTTCTGGTAACTTATCTACAAATTCTAGTTTCAACCAATCATCTGTAATAAAACCATTTGTTAAATAATCAGATGGACATAATATTTCATTTTTATAATCCTTTTCATTATATGAAACATTATAACTTCCATGTCCAGAATAACTAAACCACAATTCTGTATTTTTATTATTATTAGCATATTCTACTAATTTTTTAATTTCAGATAATATGTTCTCTTTTGTTGAATTAACACTATCTAGTGTTGTTGTTTGACTCTTTTCGAAATTACAATTATCTATGATCCAATTTTGTAATCTATACATATCGTTTTCGCATCCATTTAAATCGTCATTTTTATTTGTGTCTTCCGAATAATTAATTCCTATTAATAAACCTTTTTTATTTGGATTTTCTGTAAATATTATGTTTTCTAGCTCTGGTTCTGGTTCTGGTTCTGGTTCTGGTTCTGGTTCTGGCTCTGGTTCTGGTTCTGGTTCTGGTTCTGGCTCTGGTTCTGGTTCTGGCTCTGGTTCTGGTTCTGGTTCTACTTGTACCTGTTGTTCTACTTGTACCTGTTGTTCTACTTGTACCTGTTGTTCTACTTGTACCGGTTGTTCTACTTGTACCGGTTGTTCTACTTGTACCTGTTGTTCTACTTGTACCGGTTGTTCTACTTGTACCTGTTGTTCTACTTGTACCTGTTGTTCTACTTGTACCTGTTGTTCTGGTTTTTCTTCTGGTTTTTCTTCTTGTTCTGATTTTTCTTCAGAAATTTCAACAGAAAAATCAACATTATGATTTAAAAATGAAGGACTTTCTGCTGATATATCACTAATTGGTGACTCACTTGGCATTTCATTATTATCTGCATTATCGTGAGTTTCTTGTGTTTGACTCTGAGTTTGAGTCTGATTACTAGGAGGTATCATACAATTGTATAAATATTGTACAAAATCCCAAAACCACATTTGTATTAATAATATATACATATAAATTATTAATTATTTATCTACGTATTCGTATGCCAATAAAATCATTTCTTCATCACTAGTTAATTTTTGAAAAATCACACAATTATCAAATTTCAATTTAAAACATTTATTATACGAATTTTTACACATTATATGTATTCCATTATCCATAAACATAATATCTGCAACAATTGCACCATTTGTTAAATTATTATTTTTGTTTAACCATCTGATATACCGACCTTTTTGAAGTTGATATAAATTATCTATATATTTGTAACCACTTAATTTATCCTGTATCTTATTTACATCATCATTTGATAATTCTAAACTACTTAATATTTGATTATTTGTATTTATTATGTCATTTAATGTTTTGTTCTCTAAATCAGTTGGTCCTTCATGTTCTCCTATTAATTTATCAATATCCAATTTTGATAATAATGATGTATCATCTCGTAGTTTTTCTAAAATTTCTGATACATTTACGTCATCCATTATATTATGTTCTTTATATCTGATAATATATACAGATTTTTATTTATATATTTTTGAAAATATGAAGTAACTCCTAAATTGGATATTAATATTAAACCACTTCCGAATATAAGTTTATCATCAAAATCTCTTAATTCATGACTTCTAAATGGATGAAATCTAATAATCAAAAATAAACAAATAAATACTTGAATAAATACATTTAAATGTTCAATATATAACGGATTAACTGCATATATACCAAAAACCACTAAAAAATAAGACAAGTAAATAGCACCAACAATTAGTAAGTATATTGGTTTCTTAACGCGTTCGAATAAGGTTTCAATCATATATATATATTATAATAATTTAATATTTATCGTGTGAACAAAAAATTTATGAAAATATCATTTATGGCATTATTTTAATGAAATGGTTCTCAAAACATTCGTGTATTTTATTTGCTACATCATTTGATTTTACTCGACCCTTAATGTTGGGTAATAATTATGTAGCTGCATTTTCTTTACGTCGATTTTCAAAATATCCAAATGATACTTTTAGATACAAAAGTAAAATGAGACGTAAGTTTAAAGAAGATAATAATTACATTAATCATGTTCAAGACCATCATTGTATTCCAAAGGAATGGAAGAATCATGAACTTTTAGAAAAAATAGATTTTGATATTAATTCAAGCAAAAATTTAATTATAATGCCAAATGCTGTAGGTAAAAAAATTTTAAATTTACATCCAGATGTTTTAATTCATCAAGGAGGACATTATAAATATAATCAATATGTAAAAGAAAAAATGGATAACATCAATACAAAATATGGTGATGAATGTCATTATGAATTTTGGTTGTTTCTACAACATCTTAAATCTAATATGAAGTTTAATGAAGAGAACATTCCTTGGAAATAATAATTCTATAAATATATATAAAAAATGTTAAATATATATTTATAATGACAACATACTATGTTTGTATAAATAGTGGAAATGATGAGAATGATGGTTCAGAAGAAAATCCTTTTAAGACAATTCAATGTGCTACAGATAAATGCAATGCCGGTGATACTGTTCTAGTAAAACCGGGAATTTATAGAGAAAGAATTATTCCAAAAGTAAGTGGTAAAAAGGATGCAAAAATAACATATAAATCATTAGTTAAACATGGTGCTATAATTAGGGGTTCTACATTATGGCATGGAGAAAAATATGATAATGGAATATTATCCGGAAAAGTAGATGATAGTTTATTTACAGACCATTCACATAAAAATGGTGCAAATCCATTTCTTATTAAAACTAGTGTTACACCTTTCGGAAGAGAAGGAGAACCTGAATCTAGATTAAAATCGGTAAATTCTAGTGATAAAAATATGATTTATTGTCTAGGTCAAGTATTTGCAGACAATATAATGTTTAAACAATGTCCTTATAAAAATGAAATGGAAATAACTGAAAATTCATGGTTTTTTGATCACAATAATAAAATGCTTTATGTTAATGGGTCAAACGTTGGAAATATAATAGAAATTACCAATCAACGTCGATTATTTGCTCCAAATAAACGAGGACTTAAAAATATTGTTGTATCTGGATTTGTATTTGAACGTTGTGGTAATCAATATCCAAATAAATTCTGGTCAAAACCTGATAATCAACAATCAGGTGCAGTTGGAACTCGTTCTGGTAAATATTGGATTATTGAAGATAATATTATACAATTTGCAAACAGTATTGGAATTGACTGGGGAAATGAAGGTAGTTTTAAACAGGACTTAGAACTAGGAAACAATGGAAATGCATCTGGTTCTTATGGACATGTTATTAATAATAATATAATTCGTGATAATGGTGCTGCAGGAACTGCTGCTTATATGGCAAATTCATTTGAATTTAAAAATAATATTGTTGAAAGGAATAATAATTTACATTTTTCCGGTAAACAACGTTGGGAAAGTGCTGGTGTAAAAGTACATAATCCAAAAAATTCACAAATATCCAATAATACAATTAGAGACAACTACTGTCATGGAATATGGTCTGATCAAGGTGCTGGAAAAAATAGCCTATTTAAAAATAACTTGATTTTAAACAATGAAAAAAATGGTATTGAATTTGAAATTGGTCAAAGAACATCTGCAAGAGTGATTAATAATATTTTTGATGATAATGATAATGGTATTCGTTTTTCTGCATCAGGTGGAGCTTTAATTGCTAATAATTTATTTATTAGATCACGCACATCTGATATTGAAACACACGTTTATAAACGCGATAAGGATAAATGGGATTCACATAATGTTGAAATATATTATAATTTATTTTTCCATTCTCCTCAGTTTCTTAAATTATCTCCTCCAACTGATTTTGCATCTCGGTTTTTAGATTATAATGTATATATTGTAAATGATTTGGATAAAAAATTTAATATGAAATTTAGTTGGAAACATAAAATAAATTCAAAGTTTGATTCTTGGGTTGATTTGATAAGTGAATTAAATAATGATGAGAACTGTGATAAAAACAGTGTGAAAATAGTAAATATAAATGAACTTAATTCCGCATGTGTTGTAAAAGAGTCTGATAATTATTTTATAAGTATAAAATTAGTTAATTCATTACCTAAATTTAAAACTATCGATAAACTTAAAGATGAAACTGATTACAATGGAGAAAAATGGGATACATTACGACAGGCTGGACCATTTAAAACATTGAAGATTGATGAATCATTTTATAAAGATGTTTAATTAAAAAATATTTAAAAAGATTATCAGTTAACTTAGCAGAATGTTACTTAAATTTTTATATTGTTCTGCTAGTAGTAGTTGTATTCTTCTAACTTTTTTTGCTACATTATATTTGATTTTTGTAACTACTGTTTATTTTTACTTTTTTTGTAATTATATTGAAGCTAATATTTACCGACCAATTATGTAATTACCAATTATATACACCAAAATTAATATTTGATGTATATTTACTTTCTCTTTTTAAGAGAACCATTCTTCTTTGTGCGCTTGGATTTTGATTTCTTTTTACCACCAGTCTTTCCTTCATCTATTCCAAAATATGAACTCAATGTACCAACAGTTCCTTTATATTCAAATACAAAGCCATAGTTATTTTTTTTGTCTTTTTCAAGTAATACATAATTATTGCTGCCATCCTTTTCAATTGTAGCATTTTCTCCACTAAATAATACAGCAGGATTAAGTGGCATCTTATCTACAACTGAAAATCCATCATTTTTCATAAAAACATCATACCCTCCTTCTTTATATTCTCCTCTCTCATCAGTATATATTTTTCCGATCCATATAGGATTATTTCCCCATTGTATAGCCATCCCTGATTCCCCAATACTCGGAGGGATTGTTGATAAATTATCCTTATCTAACTCTATTTTGCCTTGTTTATTTAAATTTTTATTAATTCTGTCAAATTCTTTTTGTTGTTCTGGTGTTAGATATTTTCCTACTTCACCTTCAAGTACAATAGGTTCATCGGGATATTGTTGCGATTTTGGTCCTTCTACTGTTACTGGTGCTACTGGTACTTGTGCTGTTACTGGTGGTGCTGGTGCTTCTCCTTGTTCTTGTCCTTGTCCTCCTGGTGGTGGTGTTGCTTGTGGGAATGCATCCGCGTTTTTCTGTCTAGCTGCAGCTTCCAGGAGCAGCTCTCTTTCTGTTGGTCCTCGTGCTTTTACTTGTGCTGGTCCTGTATTTTTAGATATTTCTTTCAAGACATTTAAATCAGTTCTTGTAAAATTATTTACACCATCAGCAACTTGCTTTAAATTTCTCAATTTGTTCTGTAAATCTTTCGCTAGTTCAAACTCTCTATTTTTTAATATACGTCCTTCTCCTTTATTATTAATTACACTAATTTCATTTATACCTTTATAATTTGAATTAAATTCCTCAATACCATTAATTGAATGATTAAAATTACCAATAGTATTTAATTTATCAATAATTGATGTCATATATAGTAATTCTATATAAAAATTAAATAACATATAACACTAAATAAAATCAATCTATGACTATAAACAATAAATTTACCATATTAAATTTTATAGGAAATGGAAAATTTGGAGAGGTTTGGAAAGGTTCAAATATACGTACAAATGAAGTAGTTGCTATTAAAATAGAAAATAGTTCCTCTAAATTTAAAATATTAAAACGAGAAACAACTATATTAAATTATTTATTTCGAGAACATGTAAAAAAAGTTCCAAGTATATACTGGTTTGGTCAATATGAAAACAATACCTGTTTAATAATGACCTATTTTTCACTTAATATATTAGAATATATGGAATCAATATCGGATTTGGATGTAACAACCCTTTATAAAATTATGAAAAAATGCTTAAATGTCTTACAAAGTATCCATCAACATGGTGTTCTCCATAGAGATATAAAACCACAAAACTTTATGATTAAACATGATGAAATATATTTAATAGATTTTGGTTTATCTATTTTTTATATCGATGAAAATGACCGCCATATTGAAAAACAAGATTCAGAAAATGTTGTAGGAACACCTAAATATATTAGTTATTTTAATCATAATGGAGAACCTAATTCAAGAAGAGACGACCTATTATCATTGGGATATATGATACTACTTTTAGTAAATGGTTCTCTTCCATGGGAAGAAGAATTTTTACAAACTAAAAACTTTACTGATTCTAACATTCATGAAACATCTACACAACATCCGTGTAATATAGAAAGGAAAACAAAAAAAATATTGGAGAACATCATTAACATATGTAATGAAGAGTTAGATACATATTTTCATTATTGTTACAACTTAAATTATTATACAAACCCTGATTACGATGTTTTAATAGATATTTTTTAATTTTCAGGCATTTCTTGTGTTTTGTTCTCAAGAATATTCAATCTATCTTTAACATTACCTAATCCTTTTAAACGTTTCTTAAGCTTATTAATCTCACCTGTATTACCATTTATTTTATTTAATATTTGCTCCTGTGTAAGATAATTTCTGTTTGAAGAGCGACCACTTCTTGCACCTTCACGTATTCCGTATTCTCTAATATTTAATATATAATAAATTACTATTACTATTAAAAAGAATAATATCAAATATGAGCTAACCTCCTTCATACTATAATATATATATAATTACAAAAATGTATATAAAAAAAATACATATAATACTGTATATCATGTCAAGCGAACGTGTTCTTGGAAGAGTTAAGTGGTTTAACAACAAAAATGGTTACGGATTTATTTCCGTTGTGGATGGTCCTGTAAGTGAAGTTGTAAGTGATATCTTTGCTCACTATTCTTGCATTCGCGGATACACTCCTGTTAAGGGAGAAGATTTTCACTACAAATATTTGGTTGAGGGTGAATACGTAGAATTTATTCTATCTAAGCTTGAAGATGATAAACATGAGTTTAAGGCTAATGATATCTCCGGAGTAAGAGGAGGTATGCTTATGTGTGAAACACATGAAGCTAGCACAAAGAGCAGAAAGACCCGAACAAAGTCATCTATGTCTAAAACTCTTACTAAGCCATTGGATGAAGAAGTCGCTGCTTCAGCTGAGTAAAT